TGGTTGTTTCGTTAATAAATTAAAATAATAATTTTATACCTGTCAGCTAATAAAATAATTGGAACCTGAAAATATATTTGGTTAGGAAATGTTAAATTTTCGTTAAACCTTGTTGGAGGAGAGGCTATGAGCCTGTAAATGGTTTGGAACCTGAAAATTATTTTAGTTAAGAGTTGTTAACAGGCTGATAGCCTTAATGCTTCTTAACGAATTAAACCATAATTAACGAATTAGGCTGTCAGGCTTAATGCTTTTTAACCAAATAAATTTTTATATTTCGAGAATTTTGCCTGTGTGGAAATTAGGCCCCTGCCGCAGTGCCTGGGTGCCCCTTATATATAGTATATAGAGCCATGTCCATAGGCAGAAAAATTTTTTGGCTTCAAATAATTCTCGCAAATTGCCACCAAATCATTCTCGCAGATTGGGATTCAAATCATATATAAGTATGAGCAAGGCCCAGAGGCTCATAAATTCTCATTCTCGCATACATTCTCGCAAATATCAATTTAGACCCTTAGACTTAATAGGGAATTGGCAAAATGGCATTCTCGCAGTATAAACAATATAAACAATATAAACAACAGATTGTTTCTCGATAAGTGATTGATTTTCAATGAATTAGACATAAATAAACAAGATAAACAAAGAAATTTATATGGAGCACAAAATAAAAATATAGAATTGTTATTTATATTAGCTAGTATATATTAATATAGATAGGCTTTTTAAAAAAAAGGGTATATAGAAGAAAAAAATTCTCGCAATTTCTTTGTTTCCGTAGTAACTTATATAATTGAAAATCAACAGTCTATAAAAGAAACAAGAAAAAGTTTTATTTATTTATGCAGAAATTTTTGCATGAAAATAGTAAATTTTTTATTTTAGATATATTTTTTACTTTGCAAAGTAATTAGTATATTTGCAAAAACAATAATAATACAAAATGGTACTGATAAATAACTATAAGGTGGATATGCCTGACAACGTAAATGCCAAATACGCAATATTTACGATTGAATTCGAAAAAGATAACAGGCTATATGTAGGACACGTTCTTAACAGGACAGTCATAAGTGCAGTAACATCTTTTATACTTAACGCTTTTGATGACTATTCGCCAACAGGCAATAGCTCAATAAGCCAAGCTATAAGAGAAAGTAAATATATAACAGTTGGATTAATAGATAGTAATATATTTGATTTAAAACGACTTTTCTCACTAAAGTATAAAACAATAACAGCCAATAAAGCATTTATACCCTATGGCTATAATCAAATAAATCTTTCATGTGCTAAGAGCCAAGAAGAGAAAAAAGTAATAGAAGAATTATTAATAGCAAATCCAGATATGCATTCTTTTAGCCTATGCAAACCAGTATATCGCATAGATAGAAAAACAGGAAAATCAACAATGTTTAATTCTGCAAAAGAAGCTGCAGAAGCAATTGGTGGAAAACCAAGCAATATCACAGCTTGTTGCAGAGGCTCATTGCATACTGCCTATGGATTTGAATGGTGTTATGTAAATCCTTTAGATACATATAGAAAATAAAAATCAAAATTGATATGAAAACAGATAAAATAGCACAGAAATTAGCAGATATATTGCCAGATAGGCCAGTAGTTCCTGGAATGTCTAATCCAGATACATCTAAGCTTGTAGAACAAGAGGCCACGCGCATCAAATCAAAACAAGATGCAAAGGAATTGGCTCGTATTAAGTATCTTGAAAAGCAGAAGCTTAAAAATCTTCAAGTTAAACAAGAAAAGCGTCAATCATTAGCAGAAGAGCTTGGCGTGGAAGAAATACCAGATGGCCAAACTGAGTTTCAAGCCAAACATATTGCGGAGCAGCAAAAACGAGTTGAGGCTATTGAGGCACTTGAGGCTCAGACTGTAGAGCCGCTTAAAGCAACTGAGTTAGCAGAACGCCATGACTCGGGTAAAGGCTCATATTCATCAGCTATACGCTCAGCACTTCAGTTACAAGGAGCATCAAGACCTGAAATAACAAAACTTCTTACTAGCCTTAATATCAATTTAAGTGTTCAGCTTACAAAGCAAGACACGGCTAATTTATTGGCTTGTTTATTAACATGCAATGAGGCACAACTTGCAGCTCTGTATAACAATAAAAAGATACCAATCGTTATCAAAACAGTTATAAAGCGCTTGCAAGAAGATGCAAAACTTGGCAATATAGAAACAGTTGAGAAGCTTTGGGACCGTGTGTTTGGAAAAGGTCAAATGCAGCTTAATCTACCTGAGCAGCAACAACTCCAAACAGGTATTATTCCTAATGTGCCAATATCACGAGAGGCTTATATAGTAATAAGAGATACTTTAATTAAATAAAGAACGCGCGCGTACGTACTTTACCATTCATATAGAAACTTATGGACTCATTAAAAACAATGCAGGAAAGAGCTTTAGATGCGACTAAGGGCGGAACCGTAAATCCTAAGGAGCTTCTTCAGCTTGAATTGCTGACTTCTTTTGAGAAATATACTAAAGCAATGTTTAAGGCTCAGTACCATCGTTCATTCATAGTTGCAGAGCATCATAAGAAGATGTTTAAGGCGTTACAGGATGTTGTCGATGGCAGATGCAAACGACTTATAATTAACATTGCTCCTCGATATGGTAAAACCGAGCTTGTTATCAAATCATTTATAAGTTGGTGTTTTGCCTTAAATCCTAAGTGCCGATTTTTGCATCTATCTTACTCAGATATACTTGTGAATGATAATTCTGAAACAATCAGAAATATCATGCAGGAAGAGCTTTATAAAACTCTTTTTCCTAATTCGGCTCTTGCATCTGAGAAAGGCTCGGCTAAAAGATGGAAAACCAAGGCCGGAGGTGAGCTTTATGCAGTATCAACTCAAGGTCAGGTAACAGGTTTTGGAGCTGGTAATGTGGATATTGACCCAGATATTGATAAAATGGACGGAGGCAATGATATATTCACATTTGATGACCATACAAACGAGATGCTTGATATGATAGGAGCTACAACAAACATTTTCCAAGGCGCGATTGTAATCGATGACCCAATTAAGCCAGAAGATGCTGAGTCAGATATTGTTCGCGAGCGCATCAACATGCGATTTGAGAACACAATTCGTAACCGTACTAACTCGCGTAACACTCCAATCATTATAATAATGCAAAGGCTGCATGAACATGACCTTTGTGGCTATTTACAAGAGATAGAGCCTGATGAATGGACTGTTTTATCACTTCCGGTTATACAAGTAGACCCAGAAACTGGAGAAGAACATGCACTTTGGCCAATGAAGCATACACTTGAAGAGCTTTATAAGATGCGTGAGATAAATCCGCTTGTATTCGATACACAATACATGCAGGACCCAACACCAAAAGAGGGTCTTATGTATGAAGGATTTAGAACCTATAAGATAGAAGAGCTTCCAACAGGCACAAAAGCACTTCAAAAGTGGAATTATACTGATACAGCTGACACTGGAGCTGATGATTTATGCTCAATTTGCTTTATAAATACGCCTGAATACTGCTATATAACTGATATTTTGTTTACAGATGCACCTATGGAGGTCACAGAGCCAAAACAAGCTGAAATGTTGACCAAAAATGGCACGGTTGAGGCCTTAATTGAGTCAAATAATGGAGGCCGTGGCTATTCACGTAATGTAAAGCGCATATTAAGAGTTGATTTGCGTAATTTCAGGTGCGCTATTAAAACATTTACACAGACAGAGAACAAAAAGGCACGTATTTATACAGCTTCTGCTAATGTTCAAAGTGATATTTTGTTTCCAGAGGGCTGGGAGAGAAAATGGCCCAAATTTTATAAGGCTCTTATGTCATATCGTAAAGATAATAAGAAAAGAAACCAGCACGATGATGCTCCAGATTGCTTAACAGGAGTATATGAAATGCATGCAAGAAAAGGCGGACGTAAAAAAATACACTTAAGAAACTAAAAATTCATATTCTCGCATTATTCTTGTAATTTCTAGGCTTCTAATTATATATGAATGATTAAATCATAAGCCTTGAATGAACATAGTGCGAGAATATGAGATAAAAAATACCTCTATAAAAAATGTTAAAAGCAGTACAACTTATAAAGAAATTTAGTATATTTGCACTGTGGAGAAGTCAATTCGAAGCAAAAATACAGGTAATTCGATGCAAGTTAAGGGTAGCTGCTCGGTAGTATTAACATTAAAAACATAAATAATATGGGATTAAACTGTGGATGCCCTGCCGGTGCTCATATCGCCGACCTTGAGATTGCTGAATGCAAGGAGAGTATGGGGCAAGTTCAAAAAGCTGCATTCCAGCGCATCTATAAGACAGCTGGAATAAAGAACTCTGTCACTGACCCGACTAAGAAAGCATCGTTTTCTACCTTGTTTTCTGCGGCTGATGGTTCTAAGATGACAGTTTCTCCGTATATTCAAGGACCTACTTCTGAGCCTGGCGCAGCTCGTACATTCGGCGGTGGTAACCAGACACTTGGAGGTATTGAGATTACAATTGGCCGTGAGCCGACAACGTTCTCTGCCACTATCTATCAGGAAAGTCAGAAGATAATTGCACAGCTGAAACAGTACATGTGTGAAGAGATTGGTGTTTGGCTGATTGATGAAAATGGTAATATCGGCTGTTTGGTAGATGACCAGGATGAGCCTACAGCATACTTCCCAATTCCTATTGGTAAGTTCTTTGTTGGTGACAAGAAGCTTGGTGGTTTTGAAGAGCCGGACAGTAATACCATTGAATGGTCATTCTATCCTAACTGGAGTGATAACTTCTACATCATTAAGCGCGAAACATTGGACTTCAATCCTCTTACAGATTGGGTTAATGCCGCTTCTGTTGGGGCTTAAAACTTTCAGTTATGAGAAAGAAAAAAGAACAAACAGTAACGTTGGTTGTGCCTAAGTACAATATGAGGCAGGAGTTTGGCATTCAGCATGCCGAACGCCTGCTTGATATGGGCACAGCCATAAATGGTGGATGGGAATTACCTAAAGATAGCAATTATACTTACGACGAAGAAAATGGCCTTAGAGTTAAATCAGATAAAGCAAATTCTGCAAAAGCCGACTAAACGTCAGACTATTCAGAAAGCTGTAAATATGCAGCGTCGTCTTAGATTTCATACTGAGACGAATATTGCTGTATCTGATATTAACCAACCTACGACTATATTTCTTGATTGGGTAAGACAGTTGCTTCCGAAGGATAAATTCAACATATTCCTTCATCTGTTCAAATTTCCGTTGCCTACACCTGCTGTAGTTGAGGACGTCTATAGAGAACTCGAAAGGGTTTTCTATAGTCGTAACTCATCAAGCTCATACCAGTTTACAGACTCAGAGCTTGCAGAGGATTGGTCTCAGTATAAAAAGAATAACCTCAATGAGCCAGAGGTGTGGAAGACAACTGGATGGAAGAGAATGCAGGTATCGCCAAATAGTATTTTGGTAGTAGACCTTCCTCAAGTACAAATATCTTTGCGCCCAGAGCCATATTTTTATTGGCTTGAGATTGATGCTGTAATCGATTACCAGACTTCTAAACTTGATGAAAATCAGTTTGAGTGGCTTATTTTCAAACAGCCGGAACATCGAATAGCTGTATTTGATGATACTTCTATAAGAGTATATCAGCTGAATGAGAAAAATGAAATTCAGTCACTTATTTCAGAGGCAAAGCACGATTTAGGATATTGCCCAGCTCGGTTCTTTTGGTCAACACAACTCAATGAGAAAAATAAAGACCTTAAGAAAAATCCAATTACAAAAGAGCTGTCAAATCTTGATTGGTATTTGTTCTTCTCTATTTCGAAGCAGCATTTAGACTTGTATGCACCTTATCCTATATATAGTGCGTATGAAGCTGATTGTAATTTTGAGAATAATGAGACTGGTGATTACTGCGATGGAGGTTTTCTACGCAATGCAAAAGGCGAGTATAAAATTCTCAATGATGGAACAGTTGAAAAGTGTCCTTGCTGTAGCGAAAAGCGTATAGCTGGTCCTGGCTCATTCTTAGAAGTTCCTATACCAAATCAATCTGAAGGTGTCGCAGATATGCGTAATCCTGTTCAGATAACTACTATCGATAAAGACTCACTTGACTATAATGTCAATGAGTGTGCAAGGCTTAAAAATGAAATTGTAATTTCTGTTGTTGGTTCAGGTGGTACTGTAAGTGAAAAAGAAGCTATCAATGAAACTCAGGTAACTGCTAACTTTGAAAGCAAAACCTCAGTTCTCAATGCCTTAAAGACCAACTTTGAATTGGCACAGAAATTTGTCGAAGATACTGTTTGCAAACTCAGGTATGGAGGTGCTTTCATATCATCTTCTGTAAACTGGGGTACAGAGTTTTACGTTTTCACAGTAACAGAGCTATATTCTAAGTACAAACAAGCAAAGGAGAATGGTGCGTCTAACTCAGAACTAGATGCTATATCGCAACAAATTCTTGAGGTTGAGTATCGTAACAATCCTTTGGTACTTCAGAGAATGCTTATCTTAAAGCAATTGGAGCCATATCCACATAAAACGCTGGATGAAGTGTTAAAATTGTATGAAAAAGAGTTATTAAATGAAAATTTGGTAAAGCTTAAAATAAATTTTAGTACTTTAGTCGAAAAATTTGAACGTGAGAACATTAATATAATTGAGTTTGCTTCAAATAAGCCAATGAGAGAAAAAATAGATATTATAAACAAAAAACTTTTGGAATATGTTACAGAAATTGGAACTTCAGCAACTACAGGCACTCAGTCTTGAGGATGTTAAGTCTTATAAGAAAAAGGCTGTAGAGCGTAAAGCAGAACTAGAAGCTGCTAAGGCTAAAGGCGGAAAAGCTTGGACAAGCGACTTACAGGAAGAGCTTGACGAGGTAGTTCTTTTCCTAGTGGATGTTGATGATATTATTGAAGAAAAATCATCGGCATCAAAAACACAGGCTAAGAGTGGTTATACTCCTAAGCCGGGTACTGAGAAGATGGTGCACTTGTCAATTGTACGTGGTCGTAGGTTTAATCCAATGACTGGCAAAGAAGAGTCACCAGCATATACTCAAATGTTCACATTCGCAGAGTGGCAGCTTTTCAAGAAAACGTATAAAGGCCTTGGTTATACCATTATGGCGGCCTTGCATGACCCATACGGAGATGCTGCAGAGTTAGTACAAAAGTAATTAACAATAAAAACAAAGCTATATGTTAACAATTGAGATGCTACGACAAAGTTCAGCTTTAACAGGTCTTACAGATGACCAGCTGAATGCAATTGCTGAGATGTCAAGAAATGATGAGAATACCGTTATAGGTACTAAAATCGGCGCATTGCACGGTCAGTATGACACTGATATTCTTGGCATTACAGGCATTAAAAAGAAAGATGGTGAAAAAAGTTACGACTATGCTAAGCGCGTACTTGGCGAGTACAAAACTAAAACAGAGTCTGCAAAAACAATTCAAACTCAGCTTACTGCTGCTCAGGCACAGGTCGCAGAACTCCAGTCTAAACTTGAAAAAGGAGCTGGTGATGAAACTTTGAAGCAACAGCTGAAAGATGCTAAAGCTCAGGTAACTCAGCTTCAAACTCAGCTTCAGACAAAGGAAACTGAGTTCAATACCAAAAAGGCAGAGTTTGATAAAACTATTAAGGACACGCATGTAGATTATGCTTTTCAAGCTGCTACAGCAGGTCTTAAGTTTAAGAGTGGTATTACTGAGCCTATTCAGAAGACACTGCTCAACGCTGCAAAAGCAGAAGTCCTTGCAAAAGGTACTCCTGATTTCATAGAGGACGGCCAAGGAGGAAAGAAACTTGTTATTCGTGGTGCGGATGGTAATATCCTTAACAACCCGAAGAACAATCTTAATCCTTACACAATGCAGGAGCTTGTAATGGAAACATCGCTTAAAGATGTAATTGACAAAGGCCGTCAGCAGGCAGGCGGTGGAACAGGAGGCTTTGGGTCCGGTTCAGGCGGAACAGGTGGAACACTTGACTTGTCTGGCATTAAGAGCCAAGTTGAAGCTGATAAAACTATTGAGGCACATCTGCTTGCAAATGGTTTGACCCGCGACTCACAAGAATTTGCAGACCAGTTAATGCAACTGAGAACTGAAAACAATGTGGCAAGTTTGCCTATTAGATAAAATGGCACATCCTAAGAGATAAACGAAAAAAATGCTATGAGGCGTAAAAGGGTAATGCACCATATTAGCATAAGTATTAACAATTAAAAAACTTAAAAGTTATGAGTCTAGTTTTAACACGTATCCAGAACATCCGTGCGAACTCTAACCTTGATAAGTTTGAGTATCGCCCCAGTAGGTACGGTGCGCTGAACGCTTTTATGGTGCAGTCTGAAGACCCTACTGGCATCCTCACTGAGGAACTGAAGCAAAAAGCAAGGACCTCCATCGGTAACACGCTGGAAACTCCGGTAATTGACTATGATGCTGATATTACTATCGGTAGTACCCGCACTTTGACAATTGCCGACAGTGAAAACACTTCTAAAATGGTTCAAATCACGTTTGCCACTTATGCATGGGGATTTACTATTGCTCCAGCAATGTACATGAATAACGAAATTGGCATTCAGAAGGACTTTGAAACCAAAATGATGAAGTACATCTATGCTTTTGCGAAAAAGCTTGATGAAGCTGCTCTTACTGCTCTCGCAGCCAACAAAACACAGGTTTTGAAAAATCCGCTGCTGTATGACTGGTCTGCTAATGCCATCAATGCAAAGTGGACTGAGCGTGAAAACGTATTTGGTGACCTTGAAGTTATGATGGGGGCAAATGACTTCTATGGCCAGTTGCATCTTGTAGGTGACCCTGGTGTTGAGTCTATCATGCGTAAGTTGCAGCAGCACGGTCTTTACAATGACGTAAACAAGCAGAATGAATTTGGCACAAAAATTGTTCACTTGACGAACAATATCGCAGCTGCTGAAGGTAAGTATGCTCAAGGTTATGCTGTAAATGCTGGCTCTCTTGGAATGTTGACCCGCTTCGAGCGTGACTGCTTGCTCGGAACTGTTTCCGGTGACGGTCATGAGTGGGGTATTGCTACTTTGCCTCTGTTGAATATGCCTGTTGGTACATACTTCTACGATTCTGTAGGTGACTACAGTGCTATCGCAGGAGACGCTACTGCTGATATGACTCGTACGCGCAAAGAGCACTATGGTTTTGCTGTTGACGTGGCCTTCTTGACTGCACATAACAGTGCACCTAGCACTTTGGCAAGTCCTATTCTGGCATTCAACGTATCAAGCAAGGATGCAGTTTATGCTAAGCCTGTGGTCGTTGTCAACTCTGAAGACAATCCGGTTAACACTAAGGAGGCTTCTACGGGAGTTGGAGGATGATAAACCGATAGCAAATCTTTGAGTTGTTATTAGCTTTGGTAGGAGGCGCACTGAGCCACTAGGCGATAGTGGCCTCCTATTTTTCATTAAAAATTAAGAATTATGGTTAGAGCCAATGATATACAAGAAAAGCTGTTACGTCTTATTGGATGGGAGCAGAATTATGATACATCAGACTTAAAAATATCTGATGCTTTAACTGTGAGTGAAAGTGGCTTATATTTTCAACAAATTCATCCTTTGCTGACTTTGCAGAATATGTCATGCATTGCTCCGGATTTTAAGAATATCACTTTTCCAGAATACAATTCTGAAAAGGAATATAGCAAAGGCAATGTAGTTGATTATCAAGGAACACAATATAAAGCACTTCAAAAAGCACAAGGAAAACAGCCTGATATTGAGTCTGAGTATTGGGTTGAAACCAATTTATTTTCTGAATGGCTTGAGAGCAAAACAAAAGCAAGCATTCAAAAAGCTATTGCTAGATATTGTAATGAAAAAACGGTAGAAGGAACAAATAAGCCATTATGCGAAAGTCGTACTCTGTTTGATGGAACAGGTAGATTAGTAGATACTGTAAAGAATAAGAAAAATCTAGTTGGCTTTGAAATTATACCAGTACGAGCAAAAGGCGTAACCACAAAGATAAATAAAATATGCCTTCAGTTTACTAAAGCTGGAGAATATACTTTGTATCTTATGCATTCAAGTATGGATGCTCCAGTAAAGATTATAAAGCTTAATAAGATACGAGATAATAGCGCTGAATGGTTTACAGTCGATGACCTCTATTTGCCATACCAAAGTGAAGATAATGATGCAGGAGGAAGTTGGTATTTGTGCTATTTTCAGTCTGAACTTCCAGAGGGAAGTCAAGCTATTAGAAAAAATAAAGACTGGTCAAAAGAGCCTTGCGGTTCATGCTCACGTAGAGAATTACTTGCTTGGATGGCATGGTCTAAGTATCTTGAAATTCATCCATTTTTTGTAAATGAAGAACTTGTAGATGCAGTTAATTTCAATGATGACTTTAATGAAGATTTTGCAAAGTGCCCACTTCATCTATGGGATGTTGAAAATAATCAATATACTTATGATAACAACTACGGATTAAATTTAGAAGTTACTGTAAGCTGTGATATTACAGATTTTATAATTGAACAGAGAATGATGTTCCAAGATGTCATAGCTAAGCAGGTAGCTGTAGATATGTTACGCGAATTTGCATATAACTCTAACGTAAGGACAAATAGGCATTCAATCAATGCTTCTCGACTTGATATATTATATGAAGTAGATGGTGACTCTTCTTCTATGAAAAAATCAGGTTTAAGTTATCAGCTAGATATGGCTTTCAAGGCCATTAAGCTAAGTACTTCTGGAATTGATAGAGTATGTTTGCCATGTCGAAACAATGGCATTAAATATAGAACTGTATAAGTATGGCTGTAAAACGATATAACGCGACACTCCGCAATCTGGAATATAGGTTGCGAAGTTTTAAGGATAGCTTGCCTATGCTATTAGAAGATATTGTGCGTGACAAAGAAGATGTAATAGTATCAGCTATAGCAGATGACCAGTTATATCGTCGTGGTATCAACGGTAGAGGTGAAAAGATAATGGATTATATGCCATACAAGCCTAAAACCATACAAATAAAAAAGAAAAAAGGTCAGCCTACTACAAGGGTCACATTACGAGATACAGGCGCTTTTCACGAGTCTATGTTTGTAGTATTTGACTCAGAAGGTTTTTATGTGACCGCGAGTGATGAAAAAACACCTGAACTTATTGAGAAATATGGTGAAGAGATTTTTCGCTTAACAGATAAAAATTTTACCAGAATAATTCGTTCTCACATAAGAAAAGAATTAGTTAAACGATTAAAACAGGCAATAAGGAAATGAAGGAAAACTCAGTACAAATAAGATTTAAGGAAGACCCTGTATTGCTTGATAAGATATTACAGGATATGCAAAAGTCACTTATGAACAGACTTAAGTGGCTTAATTGTGCATTTGGTAGAGCATATAAGCTTGTAGAACATAGGCCAGATGGTAATAAGTTTATATATCCTGCGATGTATAACGGCAATGGAGAATATGTGTCACTTTTACCGAATGATAACTTTGGCAATTTTTCATGGTTTGATATTTATGACCCACAAAAGATTACTGAAGTAGTTCAATCATTGCCACAATATACTTTCAGCGGGGCCATTATATTCTGGTATGACCTCAGTAGCATTTATGAAGATGAAACTGTTATGCATACAGAAGAAGTAAAAGATGAAATTATGCGGGTATTAACTACTCCAGGTCTTATTACTACAACCGGTAAGCTTGTTATAAATGATATATATGAGCGCTTTGAAAATATATATAAAGGCTATTCAATAGAGAAAATCTATAATAACTATACTTATAAAGGAGAAGGTATACAAGATATTGATAAACAATTCTTCATGTACCCTTATGCAGGAATACGAATTGAATTTACTTTAACAACTAGAGAATTATGTCAACGGTATATTTTATAACAATGCTTTCGGCTTTAATATATATAGCCTTAGCAGCAGCATTTGCTATTTTGCTAATTGGAAAACTTGGTGTGCGCGATGAGATAATTACCAGAGCTCCTAAGCTTATTTCTCAATTATTCGATTGTGACTTTTGCTTAAGCTTTTGGACGTCGCTTATTCTCGCTATCATTCTCGCTATTTTCTTTAATGAGATGAGTATTATACTTATTCCTATCATATCAACCCCTATAACGCGAATTTTAATATGAAAAACCTGATAGTAAATAAAAAAGTCGTACGGGTATATGACAGCATAGATGAAATGCCTATTGTAAATTTTCAGAAGTACAATAAGTATTTGCTTATAGACTCTGGAATTGGCTCAGATGCAGATGATATTGATGCCCATATAACCCGTGTTGCTAAATTCATTAAAAGCAATAATGCCAAAAAAGCTTTGCAAGAACTGCAAAACATGAGGCAAAATATGTATATGGTGAACAACGAAATTTCACCAAGGTATTTAGCTTTTGCAGCTCTTATTCACAGCATAGACGGTGAAGAAGTTAATGATTTGTCAGACGATGGACTTAAAAATATATTGGCCAGGCTTAAAGAAATAAAGCATTCAAAGATTATAGACTTTTTGACTTGGCTTAAAAAAAAAGTAACCGCCGAACTTGAAATGTACTTTCCAGGAGATTTTGTAAATCCAAAGGAAAAAGATGCATACGATAAGTTAAAGCAAAGAACACTTCTTGTGTTGGACTCTATGATAAATGACACAGATAACTCTGAACAGATAGAAACCATAGATATGATAATGCTTAATATGCATTCTCCAAAATCATACATAGGAAGTGAGTCTGTTGAAATAAAATATGATAAGCAGTTTGAAAGTACTTGCCTTTTGATAGCTCAAAAAACAAGTATGGATGCTAAAAAGATGACAGTACTTCAATTCTATAATGCTGTTGACAATATAAAACAGCAATTAGAAGCAGAAAGCAAGAGTGTTAAACGGCATAAAAGGAAATAATTATGGCTGAAGACGATAAGATAAAATATAGCGATATAATTGAGCCGGATGACTCGATTGAAAAGCTTGTCAAGCAACTTGGCGAGCTCAATCAGTCATACGAGACAATGGTAAATGCTATCAGGGCAGGTGCAGATAGGATTGTGCATTCTCTTAAATCTGCTAGTGGAGCTACAAGTGAAGGGCGTAAAGCTATTGATGAAGCAACAGCATCTACGTCAAGACTTGAAAGAGCTCAGAATGAGCTTAAATTAGCTTTATCTGATACAGGTAAACAGATTGCTTGGCTTAAAGCACAAACTTCAGATGCTAATAGAGCAACTGTAGAACAGCAGCGTTATATCCAGCAAGCTATATCTTCTTATGACCGTCTTAAGTCTGACCTAAAGCAAACAGTTGAGCTATATAAGTCTTTAACTGCGGCTGAAAGAGCAGATAGCGAAATGGGGCAACAGCTACTCAATGATATTCTTAATTTGAAAAATCAGATTAAGGCCCTTGATGACCAAATGAAGCCTCATATCCAAACTCTGTCTGAAGTAGAAAAGGCAGAGCAAAGATTAGCTTATTTACAGTCAGATGAAGGTAAAAGATTACTTGAGTTAAAAGCTAAGATTGCTGAGCTTACTTCTGCTAGAAAACAGCAGAAAGCTACAGTAGACCCATTAGCTCAGGCTCAAGAGAAACTTGCATATGCTCAGTCAGAAGAAAACCAGCAGCTTAAACTCTATTCAACTCAAATACGAGAAGCAAATCAGATTGCTCAATTACAAGCTACAATTGCTAATTCTGCAGAAGGTTCTTATAATAGACTTTCAGCTCAATATGCATTAAATAAAATACGACTTAATCAGATGTCTGCAGCTGAGAGAGAAGCTGCTGACTCTGGTAAAAAGCTTGAAGCTGAAACAAATGCAATTTATCAGCAGATGATAAAATTGCAAGAAGCGACAGGTAATTATAGATTGTCTGTAGGTCATTACCAAAAAACATGGGATGGCTTAGGCATTTCTATTTCTCAAGTAGTACGAGAATTACCTGCTGCAGCTGTATCGCTTAATACATTCTTCTTAGGTATATCGAATAATATACCTATGGTAGTTGATGAAATTAACAGACTAAGAAAGAAAAATGAATTACTGAGAGCAGAAGGTAAAGAAACTGTAAGCGTAACAAAGTCAATTGTAAAATCACTGTTTAGTTGGAATACAGCACTAGTAGTTTTACTTACTGTATTCTCTATGTACGGTAAAGAAATCATTACATGGATTGATAGGACGTTTGCAGGGAGAGATGCAGCTAAATCTTTTGAAGATGCTTTAGAGGACTTAAATGATGAACTAGGAAAAGGGTCTACAGGGTCTTATGGCCAGCAGATAGCAGTATTAAGAAGATTATCTGAAAATTGGAAAGATTTAGGGGATAATATAAAAGCACAAACACAGTGGATTAAAGATAATGAAAAAGAGTTCAGTAAATTAGGCATCACCATTGATAGTATAAATGACGCTAATAATGCTTTTGTAGATAATACTGAATCTGTAGTGGCCGCATATAAAGCAAGAGCTAAAGCAGAAGCTGCGCTGAATGTTGTGTCCCAGCAATACCAAAAACTATTAGCTGCAGAAAATAAAGCTGAACTTGAAAAAGTGCGTGAGTACGGCTTTTTCGACAAAGCTATAAATTACTTTAAAGCTTTATGGGGCGGCATTTCTGGACCAGACTCTGATTTGTCACTTGAAACTAGATTAAAAAAGCAGAGACAGAGAAATGTAGAAAGTTTACAAAAAGATGCAGATGTTCTTGAAAAAGAAGTTGAAAGCTATTTCAACGTATGGAAATTTTATGAAGACCAAGCAGATGCTCTATTTAAAGAAATTGGCTTAGAAGAATCTCACAAAAAAGATAAAAAAGGTCGTACACCAAGAGACGCTGATGACCGCCTAAATAACCTGGCATTAGCAGCCGAAAAAGCATATCAAAAGAGCCGTACAGAGATTGAGAGGGATGAAAATAAGAAGCGCAGAGCTGAAACCTTTGCATCATTCAATCAAGAAATAGCTGATTTAAACTATAAATATTCTAGAATCCAAAAAATACTGAATGGTCAAGACGAAAAATATAAAAAGCTTACAGAAAGCCAAAAAGAAACAGCTATCAAAGCACTAGATGATATAGAAAATGCTATAAAGAACAAGCAAAAAGGCTTAACTCTAAGTCTAGATTTGCTCAATATAGATGTAGAAATACAAAAAGCTGAACAGCTATTAGAGTTGTTAGAATTAGAAGGTGAAGTATCAAAAAAAGGTTCTTATGAAGAACTCAGCAATTCATTAAAGCGATTAGATGTAGAAAGACAAATAGCATTACTTAAGAATGCTCAGTTACCAGAAGCTAAAAGACAACCTACAAGCGCTATAAATGCATCTTTTGATAAACAAAAGGCTATTACTGTTGGTAGCTTTAATATGTCAAGCTTCGATGAGCAACAAGCTCTTGATGAAGCGGTATTTAATGAAGTTAAGCGTAGTGAAACTGAGATAACTCGATTTAAGCTTGAACAAGAAAAAGCTAGATGGCAAGAACAAATACGCTTAGCAGAAGCTGGTGGATTAGATTGGAGTCAAGCTCAGATTGATGCTGCTAAAGCAACGGTTAAAGGCATCGACCGTGAATTATCAGAGCTTGATGACTTTATTAAAAACATCGGTAAAAAAGGTTTAGGCGGTACTTTGCTTGAGAAACTTGGCTTTGATGATGACCAGATTGATGCCCTAAAAGATGCTGTAAATATAGTAATAGAACAGCTTCAATCCATTATGGATGCCGAAGTTGAATTAGCTGAACAGGCTGTAGAAGCAGCTGAAGCTCGAGTAGAGGCCGCACAAAAAGCTTATGATGCCGAGGTTGAGGCTCGCAATAATGGCTATGCTAATAACGTAGCTACTGCTAAAAAAGAATTAGAGCAAGAAAAGAAAAATCAGCAAGAAAAACAAAAAATGCTGCAGGCAGCCCAAAAACGTCAAGAAGCATTAAATACTGTTATTCAGGCATCTTCGCTTATCACTGCATCTGCTAATCTGTGGAGTTCATTCTCTTCAATTCCTATTGTTGGCCCAGCTCTTGCATTAGCTGCTATTGCCACGATGTGGACTTCATTTGCAGTAGCCAAAATTAAAGCTAAACAAGTAACAGCAAGCCAATCTGATGAATATGGAGAAGGAGGTCTTGAGTTCTTGGAAGGAGGCTCTCATGCTTCTGGCAATGACATTGACTTGGGCACAAATAACGGCAAAGGCAAGAGAATGAGAGCTGAAGGTGGTGAAGCACTTGCTATTATTAACAAAAAGCGTACAAGGAAATATCGTAAAATATTGCCTGATGTTATTGACAGCTTTAACAAAGGTACATTTGAAGATAAGTATTTGAATGCTTTTGCTAATTCAGATGGTCTAAGCATAGCTCTTAATGCTAATGGCAATATAGATTTATCTAAAATAGAAGATGATGTGCGAAGTATAAGAAAGCAAAATGAAGTCAAGTATTATACAATGCCTGATGGAACTGTAGTTATGCAACGCAAGAATGTTAAACGTATAATTAAAAATTAAAAAGCTTATGATGCCTCCTAAGTATAATTTCTATATTCAGATAAATGGTGAGGATAGAATAAAAGTAAATCCTCATTATAAAGACCTTAGTAAAAAATATGCAAAAGAAAGTGGCCAGGAATTTTTTAGAATATCATTAGACGGCAAAATAAATCTATTCGGCCAAGACTATGAGCTTATAGCAAATTCAGGTCTAGAAGACCAGCTTATTTTTATCATTGACAAGTATAATAGAATTTCTGGAAAATGGATTGAGTACTATAAAGGTGAGTTTAACAAAACAGACTGTAAGCTTGATTATGACAAAAAGAAATGTGAGCTCAAAACTACTGCTATAGATGATTATAGTGAGGTTATGAATAAGTATGAAAATACTTATGACCTTATAAAGCTTGCTCCAGAAATAACAAGAATAGACTTGCATAAGCGCTCGTTAATGCAAGTCTATGTTCGTGGTGCTAATTCCATTACTAACTTCTTTGGAGGAATATACTGGGAAGACGATGTAAATAGTGCTATTGATAGCCATGATGACCTTATCAATAAATACTACTTTTCTTATATAAAAGCAGGAAATGAATTTTATGTAAGAGGAGCTGGTATTTCTGGTGTTAATGGAGTATATGCTGGTACAAATGGATATTGGAGTTGTTGGAATGGTTATACCTGTTATATGGGGACAGATACCCCGTTGACAAAGGCTTATATCTATATTAAACGTAATAACGATGGCACAGTACTTTATCGATCTGTAAAACAGTGGATGTTTACAAATGCTGGTAATTGCTATATAGAGCGCGAGAATATAGAAATGGTAAATGTAAGTAATCCTTCTGATAAATTTACTATTGAAAGCCCATTTGTATATCATATATATAGACGCCTACTTTGTGATGTAGATACAGTAAAAGACTCAGATGGTGTAAAGAACACTTATGATTTACCACCTGATGACTTTGTTACTGATAATAGAAATTATAAAAAGTGTATTGGATTAAGAGGCGGACTATTTTTCTGTACTTCTAGAGCAGTAGATGAACCAACTAAATATGGTCTAAATGATTACAACCAGTATTTTACAAATCAGTTTATTCCTGGTAGTGCTGGTATAGGCCGCGCTTTGCCCATTAGTAAGAGCTCATGGGCAAACGCATCATTGTGGTATGTTTATGATAGCTTTTATGAGTATTTTGAAGAGAGATTAAGAAAGCGGTATACGCTAAAAGATAGTTATTCTATAGGTGCAGCAATAAAGGCTATTCTTAAAAAAATAGACCCAACAATATCGCATGAACCTACTGTTGAATATAGCCAATTCCTATATGGAAATGATAATCCTCTTGGATTGGCTAAATTCTATGTATATATAACACAAAAAACAAATATCCTTAAAGGCAATTATGACCGGCCTGCTCAGAAAGCTGAAACTTCACTTGAGGAACTAATGAAAATGCTGCGTGATTGCTTTAGATGTTACTGGTATATTGAGAATAATAAATTCAAAATTGAGCATATATACTTTTTCATGAATGGCGGAAGTTATTCAAGCCAATCAAGCTATCAACTTGATTTTACTGCACTTACTAACCAGTTTAACAAAAAGCTGTCATCCTATTTTCAATCAGAAGTAGAATTTGAAAAATCAGACTTAAATCAACGGTATGAATTTGGGTGGATGGATGATGTAACAGACCTATTTGGTGGAGTTGCTATAGATGTAAAGTCTCAGTATATACAAAAAGATAAAACAGAAGAAATAAATATTGGGCAGTTTTCATCTGATGTAGATTTCATGCTATTTAATCCTAGTAACTTTTCAGACGATGGATTTGCTTTACTTTGTCCTATAATACCAAATTTGGCCAGAACTTCAGAAGTTACATACAATAAGTATATAACTAATACAGGTGTAATCAGCAATATATCAGATTGGAATATGATTACAGCCAAAGTAAATCCTGGGTCTGTACTTAGAATTTATAGTCCTAATTATATTGCAGGAAACATTGGAGCTCTTGGATATAGTAGCCAAAAGGTTACATCTGGGCAAGTATCTTATGTAGATATGCAAAATCTTCCGTCTGATGAAAATGGGTATAAAGTATTTAATATCCCCTTAGGCATAGAGTATATTTATATAAATATAAAAACTAGTTCTGGAGATTTTACATACTCTATGAAACTCTACGTGGATAATATGCTCCAATTACCTATAATTACAGTAGAAGATTTGATAGATGAAAATGGAGATACCTATAAAGCAATTGCTCAAAATTGGTATGCTTCGTGGATTTATCTGCAAAATCTATATATGTATGATATGCCAGCTCAAAATATAGAGTCCAATGTTGTTGGAACTTTGTATGTTCAAGACGTAAAAAAATGTATGAAGCACACAATAGAATTTCCATCTGAAGAAGATTTAGATGAACTGGAACTCGTTAAAACAGCGTTTGGAAATGGCAAAATAGATGAGATGTCATTTAATATAAATACCAGGCAAGCAAAAGTTAATTTGCTTTATAGGCCTCAGTAAAAATTAGTGAGTTAAATATGTTAAGAAATTTCTCCACATTGTAGAATTTTTGTATATTTGCGAACATGAAGTTAGTTAACAATAACATATCGCCATTGCCATTCTACGATAATATTGCTTTGCAAAATCATCGTAAGGATTATGCGTTCGGCCAGATTTATCAGCTGATAACGCATAAAAATATGTTACTGCCGTTTCAAGTAGTTCTATCAAGTGGAACATCAGTATCGTGGGTTAGGCTGTATGATTTTAATACTGGGAAGTATATAGACATAACCAATAGCATGAAAGAAAATGGCTTAACTATTAAGTCATTTACAGGTTTTAAGCTATTAAAATACCCTGGTACTTTGCCCATTGTTGAAATAAAGCATGAAGGCCTATATTATCTAGCTATTTACATAAGTGGCTTAGGTACTATATATTCAGATTTATTTACAGTAACTAATAGAGTATCAGACTATTTGCTTATAGAATATAGCAACTCATATAACTTTGAACTCAAAAATGGTATTGTAGATTTTTCTGACAATTTTGCTTTTAAGTGTTATCTTAATACGCAAGTAGGCAAACCAGAATATGACTTTGAAGAAGAAGCTACTGAGCGAATGGGTTACACTTTCATTGAAAGCCAAGTAAGCAAGAAGATATATAAATTCACCTTTATAGCTCCAGAATATCTATGTGATGCTCTTAGAATTGTAAGACTTTGTGAAAACAAGCAGATTACTAGTAAATCACAGGTTTATGACTTGACTACATTTAATATGGAGCCAGAATGGGAAGACCAAGGAGATTTAGCTTCTGTGGAATGCGAATTTGAAACAGATACAGTTATAGCAAACATAGGTGGATATACCCCAGAGCTCGCAGGCGGAGACTTTAACGGTGATTTTAACAACGATTATAAAACCTCATAGATATGACCAGAAACGAATTAAATAAATTTATACAGCAGAGCATATCTGAACAAGGTAATGCAAGTTCTATAGCTTTAACTCAGTTAGCTATAGAATTTATGAAACATGTGCCATGCACAGTTCATATATCAAGCGATAAAACAGAGAACCTTGATAAGACTACATATAAAATTGTAGATGACCAAAATGAAATAAATGCTATTATTGATGCGATAACAGGAAATGAAGTTTCTAGTATTTGCACGCATGATAATGGCGTTACACTTCATTTTTCTCATATTGAGGTATCAGATGATATAGTAACATGCTATCTTACCACATTTGATGGTAATTACACTTTACTTCTTAGCAAAGAAGAAGGTCTTTCTGAATTGTCTCATTCTAAAGCCGCTGAGTGATTATGGCAAATTGGACTACATTAAAAGAAGCTATTGCCAGTGTAATTAAAACTAATGGCAATCAGGCGATTACAGGGCAAATTTTACAAAATACCCTGAATAATATAGTAAATGCTGTCGGTGAAAATGCAACTTTTGTTGGAATAGCAACAACTGCCACAAGCCCAGGTACACCTAATGGGCCTGTATTTTATATAGCGTCAACTGCTGGTAATTATCCTAATTTTGGAGGAATAAATCTGGCGGTTGGTGAAATAGCTATATTGCATTTTTCAAATTGGTCTTGGACCAAAAGACTTATTAATGCCGTATCAAAAAGCAGGTTTTTATCAAGTCTTGCTTTAAGCAAAGGCTATTACTTTGATGCGTCTAGAACTCCTAAAGGCCAGTTAACTAGCTATAAGTTTTCAAAGCTTACTCCTTTTCTTTATATTCCTACGAGTCTTTGTACTTTCAAATATATATGGGGTGCCGCAAATGTAGGTTCTTCTTTTGTATATTTTGATAAGGACTTTAAGTACGTAGGCGAAACTCATCAGAGTTCTGCCAATTCTTATGATTATGACCCCTCAACAGAAGAGATACCAGAAGGAGCGATGTATATGATTGTTCAATTTCAGAATGAGGCTTTTGAAATTCTCACATCTGAATTGATTAACACTGGCATTTTGTACCAGAACGCCGTCGACATCCAGCAGAACGCCGCCGACATCCAGCAGAACGCCGCCGACATCCAACTTAACTACAGAGACAAGTTTACTAAGCATACTCAGATAAATCCATATATAAAAGAATTATATATACATGGAAAAGGATTAAATAGTAAAACTTTAGTTTTTAATCAGCTTTTCAAAAATACTGAAGAACAAAAAGGCTTAAATATAGTTGATGCGGAAGGTGTTACTGTTTTCTATGCTGGTAATTTCAATGATGGTTACAATAAAAAAATAGTAAATAAAGGAACAGATAATGAAATAATACTGGAAATCATTGTTGACCTTTCAAGTGTAACTACTAAATGGGGAAGTTTAGATAAAAAGCAAGATGGAACAATCTTAGGCGCAGCTTACGATATAAATTACTCGCCAACAATTAAAGAACTTGCCGACCTCGAGGCCGTCAATGCCGACTTCGAGGCCGTCAATGCCGACCTCGAGACCAAAGTACCCGGTACTGAGATCTTATCAAAAAACCTTTTTGATAAATCTGCAATTATTAAAGGATATTATGTAGGCACTACGCCTGGTACGCTTATAGCAGACTCTACAGCTGCTGTAAGCCCACTTATTCCTGTAAAGCCAGGCACTGTCTATCACATAGAAAGACCGTGCCTTAGTACTGGTTGCCCTATTACTTTTGAAGCTCGATTTGTGGAAGCAGATGGCAAAACACCTATAAGGCCATTAACAGAATCTGGTGTTGAACATACTTCTTATAATATAGCCAGAAATTGTACTGTAAAAGCTCCTGATAATGCTGCTTATTTCCAATGTACACTTAAATTCAGAGGCATAAATGTAGACTATGATAAAGTGCAATTTGAAGAAGGCAATGCATTTACTGGCTATGTTCCGTATAAAAGGAAATTTATAGCTGATTACCCAAATCTTCCAAGTGATTTGGACGGATTATCTAAGCGGGTACAAGCACTTGAAGCAAGTTCTTCAATAGAAGAAATTACTATTGCTAACTCTGCTAAAATAGGCTTTTTCTCCAATTCATTTTTGAATGGGTATTGCATGCTTGGTAAACATGCAATAAATAATCTGTCTATGCTTAGTGATTATATAATGTATAATTATGGGCATTCTGGAGATGATTTACTTGAACTACTTACCCGTGTAAATGAAAATCAATCGTGGTTAGGTGATGTGCCAGTTCAAAATTGGGGCATTAAGTATGGCGTAATTGCCATGCAAGATAATGATGGAGCACTATTTGCAGCTGCTAGCGATACTTACTATGAAAATGGTAAAAAGCTTGCAAATGCTATTAAGGCTATGGGCGGCATTCCTATATTAGGCACAGAGCATGATAGCAACAGTTATTACTATAATTTTACAAGACTTTCAAAAGATTTTGGCCTCATGTTTATGGATTGGGGTTTAACTGCTACAAGGTTATTCAAATCTGTCTTTGCTCCATTCTGGTATAATTCTCATCCTGCAACTAGAACTGCATGGATGTGGACTTATGGCATGAAATCTTTCCTTGATACTCTTCCTAGACCTGAGAAGGCAATTAAGATTTTTAGAGTAAGACCTGGTATAGATACCTCAGACCCTCAAAATCTTATGTATGAAGATATTATTAGCCGTGCAGAAAGATTTGAAGAGCTTACATGTGGTGTGTCTGGTATTACTGAAGCAACAGAGAAGTATTTTGATAGAATAGATACTGGTAGCACAAAATATCAAACGTATAAAGATGAATACCAAACACTACAGGCTAAATCTGGCTCTGTATCACTTGGTAACTTTGCACTTATTGAGGTAATAACTCCTTATGACAAAAATGGTATTTCTAACCTTATAGTGAATATAGCTTCAACAGGTATTTCTAAAATACATATAAAGAAAATAAACGCCATAAGTAATCCGCTTCCATCTACTAGATATGTGGCTTTTGGTGTAACTGAAGGAGCAGAAATACTAACATCTGGAAGTATGTTTGAAATCACAGGAGGCGTATTTAATGATAATCTTCTTGGAACATATACAGTAGAAGATGTTGTAAATGACATTGTTGTTACTAAAACATCTTCTTCAGGAAAGACTACATCTGGAACAGACAATCCTACTACTAACGTAGTTGGTGTAACATTAAAAGGAAGTTATGATTATCCTTCAGCCGATTATATGAAGCGGTATAATAAGCCTTTAGGCGAATGGATAGAAATAAATGGATTGGATAGCGGAAAAGTTGATTTGACAAGCTATTTGGCTACATGCATGGATTTTGATAAAATTGCATTATTGCTTGAAGGAGATAATATGACAATATCAGATATATCGGCTGTAGTATCTGGAACAGAGAAGAAAATTACTGTGCCTAGTTCACGTAAAAATCTTGTTGCCAAAAAAGGAACAAGCCTTTTGGAAAAACAGCTATTTGACTCTGAAAACACAGAATGGGTTGGATTAGGTGATACAAGTATATATTCACCAGTCAAATCTACAGTATCTGATAGATATGAGCCACTTCCTAATGGAATAACTACTGTTAGAACTATGGCAAAAGGCCAAATGCTTAAGCAGCAAATACAAACTGGTTCTATACAAGATTTAGGATTTTCTCCAGCTGTTATTCAAATAAGGGTTATAGCTAGATATTTTCCAGAGTATATTGACACAGATGAAAAATGGGAAAATTCTTCTATAAAAAGAGGCAGCTATGATTGCGCTAAATTAGCTATAAGAATTGCTAGCTCATTAGCAGATACTAACTCTGTAAAAGTCGATGTAATTCATGTAGGTGCTTGGTGGAACGAATTTATCATAGAAACTCCATATTTCTCTGGTTCATATTTAGTCATAGAAGCAGAAGATAATAATATACAAATAGCAAGGTGTGATATTCTTCAAATAAACTGAATGTAAGTGCCTTTTCTAGAGAGGCATCTGCATATAATTAACACATTTTATTAACTTTCTAAATTCTTCAAAATCATGGGAGAAGTTACAGAAAAAATCTATTGTTGCGACAGAGGCGACAATGACAACGCTCTAGCAGCAGCCATTCTGGCAGGTAATAACCGCAGAGACGATTGGGGTCCTATGGCCGCCATGATGGGCGGAGGTATGAACAACTGGATGAACAATCCTTTTGCGTATCTTATGTTCCTAGCCCTATTCCGCAATGGAGGCTTCGGTTTCGGGGATGGAAACGGCGCAGGCGTTGCTACATAGGGTATCGAAACTCAGGCTCAGCTTAATGCTATTCGCACTCAGTTGCAGGACAACCAAAATGCCGACTGCATTAAGTCTGCTATCCAGGGTAATGGCTTTGCTCTTAGCCAGCTTGCACAGACCCTCAACATCGACTTCAACACTCTTCAGAAGTGCTGCTGCGACGTTCAGGCTGCTATCCAGCAAGTTGCTGGCCAGGTTGGCTTCTCTGCTGAGCGTGTTATCAACGCAGTTAACCTCGGTGACTGCAATGTTATCCAGGCTCTTCAGAACTGCTGCTGCCAGACTCAGCGTCAGATTGCAGACTTCCGTGCTGACATTCAGCTTCAGAACTGCAAAGACACTGGCGAACTTCGCAACGGCCAGCGCGACCTTGGTTTTGCAATCACTCAGGGATTTGCATCTTCCGCGTATGAGACCCAGCGCCAAACTTGCGACATTCTCAATGCCGGCAAGGATAACACTCAGCGCATTATCGATACGCTGAACAATCACTGGAAAGATGAGCAGGCTCTACAAATTCAGGACCTTAAATTCCAGTTGTCTCAGGAGCGTCAGAACAATCTGATTAACGAGCGCTTTAATCGCCTTAACGGCAATTACGGCTGTGGTAATGGCTGTGGATGTGGCAATAGCTGCGGATGTGGCTGTGGCCAGTAATGTTTAACCATTAAACTATAAAGATTATGGTTACATTATCGCCGGTAGGCTTAGCCGCTGCTCCTGTGGCAAAGCAGTTCAGGTGCCGTTTCCTCGTATGGAAATGAACCAGAAAACTGGAAAGACCGAGATGGTGATTGATATTACCATTGAGGCAAATGGGAAAACAGCAACTTATGTAATTCCTGAAAGCCTTTCAGTTACTTATGCTGGCAATCTTATTTTGTCTACAGATAAGATGAGCTTGGCAAGTGAAATTGAGGCTATGAAGAATACTGCTGAACAGGTATTGGCCTCAGTAGACCATCAGAAAGAAGTGCTTGAAAAATCTTCCTCTTTGCTCGCTGAACTCAACCCTGTATATAAAGAGAAGCAGGAAACCGAAAAGCGCTTTAGTGCTATTGAGGAAACTGTAACCGGTGTTAAAGGCTCAGTAGACGAGCTGAAGAAAATGATGTCTGACTTCATAAAGAAAATGAGCTAACATGAGACACAGATTGAAATGTATCATAGTAAAGCATCACTCGTGCGACCATCATGGCAAAGAGCACGAAGATGATGAGGACGTGGTAGTAGAAAGCAGAATAGCTACTCCACATGGTGAGCACAAGGTCAAATTTGATTTGCCTTATGAGCAAACAGCTAATGCTCTTATGTCCGCAAAAGGATATTCAGAGTATGTCAAAAAGCATGGCTATCATTTTACAGATGCGCTTGCAGAGCACGTAAGCAAGATGATGGAAAATGCAAATGGCCAACAGCATACATGGACAACTTCTCAAGTCAAGAAGTCTATGGAAAGCCTTGGCCTTACAATTCCTAGCCATGTAACACACGGAGATGCAGCATATCTTGCTAACATGTATTACGCAGACCTCTATCCAGACCCTCTAAAAGATGAAGCATCATGCCTCAGAGCTGCTTATAAAGTAGCGAATGACCCTGATGGTTATGAGGGAATGATTTTCTGCAGATGGACTGCTGACGCAATTGGTAAAGCCATAAGTATTAACTGGGAAAAATTTGTGTGATTATGCTAGAACTCATTGAAGCCAAGAATATCGATGCTCTCATGTTTTTCATAGCTATTAGAGTTGGCATAATCCTAGTTTGCTGGTTTTTCATGGTGGTTAGTAGTATTGTGGACTTCTGGAGTGGAACAACTACAGCAAAAGCATTAGGCCAAGCACTTATGTCACATGGTTTTCGCAGAACTGTTACGAAGATAGGCGATTATGTAAGGCTAATGCTTTTTGCTCTTATGTTTGATATACTGGGAAGCTTGTTATCATTCTATATAGTACCGTTTGCAACAATTCTATGCACTATAGCTGTAATCTATATTGAAGGTAAATCTGTTGTGGAAAACAGTAAACGCAAAAAGGCTCATGCCGCAGATGTGCCTGATATAATAAAGAAGATTGTGCAAGCAGCCACTGCAGAGCAAGGTCATGAAATACTTAACGAGATAACAAAAATAATCGCCTTAAATGACAAAGAGAAATGAGAAAAATCAATAAGCTTATAGTACATTGCTCTGCAACGCCTGAAGGTAGAGACGTTAAAACCGAAACCATCAAAGATTGGCATGTTAATGGCAATCATTGGAAAGATATTGGTTACCACTATGTAATTGAGCTTGATGGCTCTATTCATAAAGGCAGAGACGAAAACGTAATTGGAGCCCACTGCTCAGGTCAAAATGCCAATTCAATTGGTATTTGCTATGTTGGTGGAGTGGCCAAAGATGGTAAAACACCAAAAGATACACGCACTGACGCTCAAAAGCATTCCTTACTCGAATTGCTCAAAGAACTTAAAGCAAAATATCCAAATGCGACCATACACGGACACAGAGAATTTGCTGCAAAGGCTTGTCCCAGCTTTGATGCAAAGTATGAGTATAAAGACCTCTAAAACTGATTAAAGCCATTCTCGCATATAAGAAATTATTTCGAGAATGGCTTTATTATAAAGTATGAGTAAATCTAAATAGTAATAATAACATATAGCGAGAATACGCGAGAATAATTAAAGCATGAAAAAGATAATCATAAAAATTGCTATAATAGCTGTTGCTATATTAGCATTAGTGTTAGCTTTCCATAAAATACATAAGCTAAAAGAAGAGAATGCAAGGCTTTTAAGCAATCAGGAAATTTTGCTCACGCAGAAACAAACCATAATAGCAGAAAGCCAAGCATATAGAGTATCTGACAGCCTTAATGCTGCTAAAGTATCTGAGCTCCAGTTTACTCTTAAAGAGTACAAAAAATATAGAGCACAGGATTTGCAACTCATAGAACAGCTTAAGGTTAAAAAATCTGATTTGCAAAAAGTCATTGACTCGCAAACGGAGACTATAAATAGCCTTTCTGCTAAGCTTAATGACTCTATAAGAATTGATGCAGTAACCAATATAGCTGATACGCTAAAATGCTTTGATTACAAATCAAAATGGACAGATGTTTCTGGATGTATAGACTTAAAGCGTGATAGCATAAATCTACAAATCAAAAATAGAGAGTCACTTAAAATAGTGGAGACAGTAGTGTATAAGCGCTTTTTAGGGTTCTTGTGGAAAACCAATAAAGTAAAATATAGACAAGTAGATGTTGTAAGCGAAAATCCTAATACCACAATAACCAATTTAGATTACGTTAGCATAAAGCGGTAAACAATGTAAACAATATAAACAAGTCATTGTTTACGCAAAAATGGTTGAAAATCAATCACTTATATAAGCTGTAAACAAAGAAACAATAAATTGATTAAATCTCTCTAATAATGGAGTAAGGTTAATTTTATGTTAGCTAAAATTTAAGAAATTAACTTTAATCTCTAAGGAGTCATTGTTTCAATTGTTTCTTTGTTTACAGCTTATTTTATATGCAAAGCCGTAGAAAAGTTATCATTTTTATTGTTTCTTTGTTTACAGCAATTAAAAGCCGTGACGAAATTGCGGTTTAATGATTTTTAACAAATAAATTCTCAAAAAATATGAGAAAAATTTTTTTCTTTCGAGAATAGTTTGTATATTTGCATATCAAAAATAAGATAATAAAATTCAACCAGAAATATGGAACAGTTTAATATCAACAATGTGATTGAGCACTATAAGCTGAATACAGAAGATTTAGCAAAGGTGCTATTTCCGACTGTTAAATATCCAAAGCAGGCGCTCGATAGAATATTGAAAGGCGAAGGCAATTTGGATATTACGCAAGTTGAAAAATTAGCCAACTATATTGGCGTGTTAGTAACCGATTTGTTCTCAGCAAATACATGGAAAGGTTCTGCTGAAGATGGGTGTCTTACTTTGCTGAAAGGTCAATATAAAGCCAAGCTTAATTATAATGGCGTGTACTTATCTATATATAAAGATAATGTACTAATTGAGCAGAAAATCTCAAATGTGCCAGATATGACAATTCAAGAGTTTATTAACTTTTTAGATAACTTAATTAAAAATTACGAAAATGGAAGCTATTAAAATTTCCGTAGAGGTTAGCGTAAACCTGTCAGAAAATACGCAGAACTTCATCAAGTCATTGTTTGGTGGAGCAATGGTAACTGCTACAACTCAGGCTCAGAAACCTGCTTCTGCGGCTCCTGCTGCACCAGCTAAACCGGCTTCTCAGCCAGCACCCGCTCCAGCCCCAAAGCCACAAGCCCCAGCTGCAGCACCTGCCCCGACAAAGCCCGCTGCCACTCCTGCTTCTGGAGCACCTGCTGCTCAGGCTGCTTCTTCTGCCTCTAAGAGCATAGAGGATGTGCGCAAGATGCTTGCTCAGAAAGTAAATGAGCACCGCGATGTTATCAAGCAGAAACTCAATGAGTTTGGTGCTCCAAGCGTAACAAAGCTTGACCCGTCTAAATATGACGAAATGTATAACTTCTTAGAGTCACTGTAATGGCAAATCAAAAGAAGCTGCAAAAAGCAGCAATCAAATTCCGCAAGGAAAACCCGAGACTGCACTATGTGTGCTCAGCATTGCTTTCAAGAATGGCCAACTTTATCACAAAGTCTGGAGCAGCTGAGGTAACTGTAGGCCTAAAAGATGGAGAGTATTACGAGTATGCAAACAACTAGCACTAAGTTACAGAAACATAGCCAGAGGAGCCATGCACTCCTCTCGGCTTCTGGAGCTGGAAGATGGCTTAATTGCACTCCATCTGCAAAGCTCGAAGATGAATATGGAGAAAAGAAAAGCTCTGTATATGCACAAGAAGGTACGTTGGTGCATGAGCTCTCAGAGCTTTATATTAAGCGTGATACTCTGCTTGCTATTAGCGAGCAAGAGTTTGACCAACGCCTTGAAGAAATTATGGCAAATAAGCTGTTTAATGAGGAAATGCTTGACGTAGTTCCAACTTATACAGATTACTGCGCCTCACAATTAGCAGAAGCTAAAACAGTAAATCCATTAGCCGTAATGGAGATTGAGCAGAAACTCGATTTGACAGATTTTGTGCCAGAGAGCTTTGGAACAGCTGACTGTGTTATCATCAATGACAACCTTATGGAAGTTATTGACTTGAAATACGGAAAAGGAGTTCCAGTATACGCTGAATGGAATAAACAGCTCATGCTTTATGGCCTTGGTGCATTACAGAAATATGATACTATGTATGATATATCTGAGGTACGGTTGACAATTGTGCAACCGCGTATCAACAATATATCTTCATGGCAAATATCAGTAGAAGAGCTCCGCAAATGGGCTGAAGAAGAGCTCAAACCAAAAGCAGAACTTGCCTTCGAAGGCAAAGGTGAACTCAATGCCGGAGACTGGTGTAGATTTTGTGCTGTTCGTAATCAATGTAGAAAATTGTATGAACAGCAACTTGAAATAGCTCAGCATGAATTTGCAGAGCCTGCACTTCTCACAGATGATGAGATTGCAGATATTGTACGCCGTACTCCTAAGCTTATTGAGTGGGCCAACTCTATTACAGAGTATGCACAGGCAAAAGCTATCACAGAAAATAAGCAATGGCCAGGTCTTAAACTTGTAGAAGGCATAAGCAGACGCAAATGGGTTGATGAGGACCAAGCTTCAAATACTATATTTGCACGATGCCCAGAACTAACTGAAGATGAGGTGTTTAACATGAAGCTTAAGCCGATTACTTCTATTGAGAAGATAGTAGGTAAAAAGCGTTTCGCTGAACTTCTCTCAGATGTGGTAATAAAGCCACAAGGCAAACCTACTCTTGTACCGCTTGAAGACAAGAGACCAGCAATGGGATATGGCCAAGCACAAATAGACTTCAAAGAATAATAACTTAAGTATAACAATTAAAAAATTTACAAAAATGAGTAATCAAGTAAATTCAACCAAGGTTGTAACTGGCAAAGTAAGATTTTGCTATGTGAACGTGTTCGAGCCCACTGCAATGAATGAGGGCGATACTCCTAAGTACAACATCTGCATTCTTATCAGCAAGGATGACAAGGCCACTCTCGACAAAATCAACAAGGCTGTTGCTGCTGCAAAAGAGGCTGGAAAGGCCAAACTCGCCAATAAGAATGGCCAGCTTCCTGCAGATGCAGCTCTGAAGCTTCCGCTCCGTGATGGTGATGCAGAGCGTGCAGATGACCCTGCATTCGAAAACTGCTACTTCATCAATGCTAACTCCAACAGAAAGCCAAGCATTGTTGACCGTGACCTCAATCCTATCATGGAAAAAGAGGAGTTCTACAGTGGTTGCTATGGCCGTGCGTCAATTAACTTCTATGCCTTCAATGTTTCGTCCAAAGGCATCGCCGCAGGACTTAACAATCTTCAGAAGCTTGAAGACGGAGAGATGTTGGCTGGTGGCTCAACAGCTGAAGAGGACTTCGGAGGCGAAAATGCCTTCAATGATGAGCTGATGTAATCTTCCTCTCTGCATCAGCAAGTATAGTAGTTTAATGGTAAAACCACAGAGCGCCATTGGTTTGTGTGCCTGTTATGCGGGTTCGAGTCCCGCCTATACTCCTATTTGCAATATAATAAATAAAGAATAATGGTAAAAAATCTTTTTATAGACGTTGAAACATATTCATCAGTAGATATTAAAGAGTCCGGTGCTTATAAATATATTGAGTCACCAGACTTTGAGATACTTATTATTGGATATGCTTTAGACAATGGGCCAGTTAACATTGTTGACTTGGCACAAGGAGATGATATTCCAGAAGAGTTTGAAGAAGCTCTGTTTGACCCAGAGTGCGTTAAAGTAGCTCATAATGCTGTATTTGAGCGGTTAAGCTTTAGACGTATTGGGTATGATATTCCTGCAGAACAGTGGTATTGTACCTCTGTAAAAGCTGCGTATTGTGGTTTACCACTTTCTTTGGACGGAGTATCAAAGGCTCTTAATCTTACAGATAAAAAGCTAGATACTGGTAAAGCACTTATTAAATACTTCTCATGCCCATGCAAAGCAACTCGAGTTAATGGCATGCGTACTCGGAATTATCCTGAGCATGCTCCTGAAAAGTGGGAAATGTATAAGGAATATAACAAGTATGACGTACTTGCAGAGCGTGAGATATTTAAGAGATTAGAGGCATATATCATTCCTGATATTGAGCGCAAGATGTATGTGCTTGACCAGAATATAAATGATAGAGGTATTTTGGTTGATATGAAATTAGCAGAGTCTGCTATCGCAGTAGATAACACATATACTTCTATCTTAACGCAACATGCTCAACAGCTAACAGGGCTTGAAAATCCAAACTCGCCTGTTCAAATTAGGCAATGGATTGAAAAGGCAACAGGATGTGTTGTTATGTCACTTTCAAAGGAAACAATGCCTGATTTAATGAAAGAGTTTGCAGATTATCCAGATGTTATCGAGTTGCTTAATATACGCAAAAAGCTCTCAAAAACGTCTATTAAGAAGTATTATGCTATGCTTAATTGTGCCATGAAAGACCATAGAGTCCGTGGTACATTTCAATTCTATGGTGCAAATAGAACTGGACGATGGGCAGGTAGGCTATTGCAATTGCAGAACTTATCAAAAAATCATATATCGCATATAGAAGTACCACGTGAAATGATTAGAGCCCGTGATTGGGAGTCAGTTGAGATGATGTATGATGATGTTGCAGATATTTTGTCTCAGCTAGTAAGAACAGCTCTTATAGCATCACCGGGTAAAGTATTTAGTGTTGCAGACTTCTCAGCTATTGAGGCACGTGTTATATCTTGGCTTGCAAACGAAAAATGGCGAATGGACGTATTCCGTGGAGATGGTAAAATCTATGAAGCTACAGGAGCAAAGATGTTTAATGTACCAATATCTGCTATTACAAAAGGTTCAGTACTTCGAGACAAATCAAAGATTTCAGAGCTTGCACTCGGTTATGAGGGCTCATTAGGAGCACTTAAGCGAATGGGTGGTGAACGTATGGGCTTATCAGATACTGAAATGATGAGCCTGGTGCGTAAATGGCGCTCGGCAAACCCTGCAATTGTAGATATGTGGAAAGAAATAGATGAAGCATCGAAAGAGGCTGTCAGATACCAAAGGCCAGTATCATGCACATGTAGAAATATAATTTTCGACTGTAATGGTGAGTTTATGACAATACAATTGCCATCTGGCAGAAAGCTATTCTACTATGGGCCTAAATTCAAAGATAAGAAGATAGGCCGTTCTACGATGCCAACACGAGTATTATGTTACCAAGGAGTTGTGCAAGAAACTAAGCAATGGGGTGAAATTGATACGTATGGAGGTAAATTAACAGAGAACATTGTACAAGCTATTTCAAGAGATTTACTTGGCAATTCTATGTTAAATCTTGAGGCTAATGACTATCATCCTGTGTGCCATATACACGATGAGGTTTTGTGCGAAGTACCAGAAGAGAATGCTCAAGCATATTATGAAGAAATGGCAAGCATTATGGGTACTCCTCCTGAATGGGCATCAGACCTTCCACTAAGAGCAGATGGATATACAACACCATTCTACTTAAAAGATTAAAAATATGATTTGGCTGTGTTTATATATTGTTTACGCATATTATGCAAGTAGATAAATTGAAATATGATGAAAATTTGAGCATAGCAGTTGGACTAAATGTTTCAAGTAAAGTATGGAAAAATACCAAAACTACTTGGAGCAATTTAGTTCAAAAGCTAGCTACTCCTGTAGTAACTGCTGAAACATATAAGCGGTTTATGAGTGCCACAAAAGAAGAGCAAAGTAAGATAAAAGACGTAGGCGGATTTGTAGGCGGATTTCTTACAAATGGTAGGCGTGATAAAACAAATGTACTTTACCGCCAGTTAATTACGTTGGATATTGACTTTTCTCACGAGAACTTTTGGTGGGACTTTACAATGCTATTTGATTGTGCCGCGGTTATTCATTCAACTCATAAGTCATGCCCTGAAAAGCCACGACACAGATTGATAATTCCACTTGATAGAGAAGTATCACAAGAAGAATATCAAGCTATTGCTCGAAAAGTCGCTGGAGACCTAAACATTGATTTGTTTGACCAGTCGACTTTTGATGTAAATAGACTTATGTTCTGGCCGTCTGTATCATCAGATATGGAGTACTACTTTGAATTTCAAGACGGACCTTTCCTTGAAGCTGATTATATTCTTGGGCTATATGATGATTGGCATGATACGAGCGAATGGCCAACTGCTACAGATAGCACAGATGTAATAATGCAAGCTATCAAAAAGCAAGAAGACCCAGAAGATAAAAAAGGCATAATTGGTGTTTTCTGTCGTACTTATACTATACAAGAAGCTATTGAGACTTTTCTTTCAGATGTATATACACCAGCTGGAGAAGGGCGATATACGTATATAAATGGTTCTACAGCTGCGGGCTTAATAGTCTATGATGATAAATTTGCATATTCTCACCATGGAACAGACCCTGCTGGATGTAGATTATGTAATGCATTTGACTTAGTTCGCATACATAAATTTGGCCATTTAGATACAGGCAAAGAAAAAGAAGACAAAGATAAAAAGAGCTTTAAGGCAATGGAAGAATTTGCCTCTAAAGACTCTACAACAAAAAAGCATATTGCCGAAGAAAAGTTTGCTGAAGCTAAATTCGAGTTTGCAGAAGAAGCAAAAGCAGAAGTTCCTGAAGAATATGATACTTCATGGACAGAAGAGCTTGACGCTAATACAAAAGGCGAATATGATAATTCTGCCAATAACTTGAATATAATAATTCAGCATGACCAATTCTTAAAAGATGTATTTAAGCTAAACATTTTTGATAATAAAAGATATGTTACACGTTCGTTACCATGGCGTAAAGTCGATACTGTGGAGCCTCTCCGTGATGTTGACTATTCTGGTGTTCGTAATTACATTGAATGTGTTTACGGCATTGTGTCAAGTCAAAAAGTGGACGACGCGCTTGCGCTTGAATTTGAAAAGAAAAAGTTCCATCCGATAAGAGAGTATATATGTGCTCAAAAGTGGGATGGCATACCGAGAGTTAATACATTATTGATTGATTATTTTGGAGCAGAAGATAACGCTTATACTAGAGCCGCCATTAGGAAGACGTTGGTGGCGGCTGTTGCGAGGGTATTCGAGCCAGGTATTAAGTTCGACACAGCGCTTATACTTGTCGGAGAACAAGGAACATATAAAAGTACTTTCGTTAAAAAGCTCGGCATGGAATGGTTCTCAGATACATTCACGACTGTGCAGGGCAAGGAGTCATTTGAGCAGATACAAGGGGCGTGGCTGATTGAAATGGCAGAGCTTTCAGGTCTTAAGAAAGCAGAAGTAGAATCGATTAAGCATTACATATCAAAAAGAGAAGATATGTTCAGGCCGGCGTATGGTAGAACAGTAGAAACATATAAGCGTCAATGTGTATTTTTTGGTACTACTAACAACAAAGATTTCTTACGAGACCCGACAGGAAATAGACGATTTATGCCTATAGATGTAAGGCCAGAATATGCCACAAAGTCCGTAAACGATGACCTTACACAAGATGAAGTAAATCAAATATGGGCTGAAGCATATCAGTTATATTTAGCAAAAGAACCTTTATACCTTGTTGGTGATGAAGATATAATTGCTAAGATTGAGCAACATAAACACTCAGAAGCAGATGAGCGAAAAGGCATTATTGAAGAATATCTTAATACTAAATTTCCAGATGACTGGGACAAAATGGACCTGTATGACAGAAGGCGTTGGCTTGAAGACCCATTGTCTAAAAACGGTACAGTACAAAAAGACTTTGTCTGCATTGCTGAAGTATGGTGTGAGTGCCTTGGCAAAGATAAGACAGAAATGTCAAGATATAATACCAGAGAGGTTAATGAAATTCTTAGGTCATTGCCTGAATGGGAAGCTATAGCATCCACTAAGAACTTTCCTTTATACGGTAAACAGAAATACTATAAACGTAAAGATAGTTTATTATGATTGACTTTAAGTGTAATTGCGCTATATGCCATAGGCTTATAAGCAAGAAAGATAAGAAAAATTACCCGTTTGAAATTGACGGTATTAAACTTTGCTATAATCATTTTCAAATGGTATTGTGTGCTGGATTATTACTTGAAGGCATGGACGATGAATGGCATTTTATTAACGCTAATGATATAAGATTATTATGATAGCAAATTTTTATAAACAACTTTCAGGTCAGAGTATAAAAGAAGCAACGCTGTTATGCTCAAAGAATATAGAAAGCATACCAAAAATAGATATGTTAGTTAAATTCTCAGGCCAATATTTTAAGGTTATTAAAGTAATTTTTAATATCGATACAATAGAATATGATATTTATATGAAAAGGTATGGAAATAACTAGTGAGAAAGTTATAGAGCGAAAGCTAGTAGAACTAGTCAAATTAAATGGTGGTATGTGCATAAAACTGCTGTGTGACCAACTTATAGGCTTACCAGATAGAATGTGCTTATTTCCGGGCCATAAAATAGTTTTTGTGGAATTAAAAACAACTGGACGAAAGCCTAAGCGCATACAGGCATATATACACAATAAGCTTAGAGCTTTGGGCTTTAGAGTTGAAGTAATAGATACAGTAGAAAGCGTAATAAACTTTGTAGATGATATTGTATTAAGCAAATGAAAGAAACAGATTTACATAAATACCAATTAGCCTGTGCGAAGCATATAATTACTCACCCATTTTGTGGAGTATTTCTTGATATGGGATTGGGTAAGACAGTATCAACACTGACGGCTGTAAACTATTTGATGTTTGACTATCTTGAGATTAACTCGGTGTTAGTCATAGCACCAAAGCGAGTAGCTGAGTCAGTTTGGCAAGAAGAAGCAGAGAAATGGGACCACTTAAAGCATTTGCGCTTTTCTAAGATTATAGGTACTGCTAAACAGCGAATAGCAGCTGTTATGGAAACAAAAGCTGATATTTATATCATATCAAGAGATAATGTTGCATGGCTTTGTGCTTTATATGGTGGAGGCAAATTACCTTTTGATATGGTAGTAGTTGATGAGCTTAGCAGTTTTAAGTCTTATAAATCGGAGCGTTTTAAGGCATTACGCGGCGCAAGACCTTATCTTAAAAGGTTAGTAGGACTAACTGGTACACCCGCTCCAAATGGACTTATTGATTTGTGGCCTCAAATATATCTTATGGATAGAGGCGAGCGCCTTGAAAAGACAATATCCAGATATAGAGAAAGGTATTTTCGGCCAGGTCAAACGAATGGTCATGTCGTATATTCATACGATTTGATGAGTGACTCAGAATATCTAATACATAAGAAAATAGAGGATATTTGCATAAGCATGAAAGCCGATGATTATCTTGAAATGCCATTTAGGACAGATAACTATATAAAGCTTAGAATGCCTGAAGCTCTAAAGAAGCAATACGATGACTTTGAAAAGAATAAAGTGCTTGACTTAATAAGTGCTACTGAAACGATTGAGCAAGAAGACGAAAATGGCAATTCAGTATTTGTTGAAAAGCCTGTGGAAGTAAACGTAGTCAATGCCGCTGCCCTTTCAAATAAATTACTTCAATTTGCTAATGGAGCTATATATGATGAAGAAAGAAATGTGTTTCCAATTCATGATATTAAGCTTGAAGCTCTTAAGGAGATAATTGAAGATGCAAATGGCCAATCTGTGCTTGTAGCATGGACCTATCAATTCGATAGGGATAGAATCGTGGAATATCTTAAAAAATATAAGCCAAGAGAGCTTAAAAACAATAAAGATATTGAAGACTGGAATGCTGGTAAAATACAAGTTATGTTAGCGCATCCAGCATCAGCAGGTCATGGGCTTAATCTTCAAGCAGGAGGTAGCATAATAGTTTGGTTTGGGCAAACATGGAGTCTTGAATTATATCAGCAGTTTAATGCTCGATTATATCGACAAGGACAGCAAAATCATGTTGTTATAAATCACTTGATATTGCAAGGCACTCATGATGAAGATGTAATCAGAGCACTTAAAGCAAAAGATAAAAAGCAAAATGCCTTAATGGATAGCATAAAAGCAAAAATTGACAAATATAAAAAATTTATGTAATATGGGACGTAATGGAAAACAAGCTCCGGTATTTCCGGAAATGGTAAAATTTGTTAACGATAATGTTGGCAAAGTAGTAAGTTCAAAAGAAATTCTGCTTGGTAAAGAACCAGGTAGAAACTCAGAAACCGCATATCTTTATAAGTTTGTAAAACTTGGATATGTAGAACCTGTAGGCGATAATAGCTTTGTGAAAGATAAAACAGCAAGCTTTAAGGTGATAAAAGAATTTCCTAAGCATTACAATTCTGTTATGTTTATGGATGAACTGAGAGTAGCAAACGGATTTATAGCTAATAGTCATGCGCGAAAAGTATATTAAAATATCAAGGTTAAAGGTTGGAGATATATTCTGTTATCACAATGTAATATATGAGGTAGTTATGAAAAATACATGGTCAACTACATGTAAATATATAAATGATGCTATAACTCCTATTCCTAAATATCTTTATTGTGATTTTAATAATTATACAAAAGTAGAAATATGAAAGCAACAGATGTACAAATAGGTGGTAACCATTATAAAGATATGGCTATGCAACCAATAGAGCTTATAACTGCTTTAAGATGCTCTTTTATACAAGGATGCATTATAAAATATATTAGTAGGTATAAAGCTAAAAATGGAGCGCAGGATATAAAGAAATGTATTCATTATGCTCAATTAGCTATTCAGTTAGGAGATAAAAGAAGATGCAATGATAAAACTCTCTCTCTTAACATAAATAAGTTTATTATTAAAAATAAGCTAACAATACTTCAGCGGAGAATTATTACTCAAACTGTGTATAATAACTATGAGCAAGTTATTCAATTTTGCAAAGAATTACTGCGAATAGAATATCCAGAAGAGCAATAAAATCTGGCCAAGTTAAGAAGTGTTAAGTGAGTGCATTTTATAATGAAAAAATTTTCTATTCTCGGAGAAAATTAGTATATTCGCATATCTAAATAAAGATAATAAAATGGACAAGAAAAGAACCTTTCAGCAAATAGCTAAAGATATAAAGTCAACATGGCTTAATGTATATTTTGGTGCAGTGCCTTATTTAGAGGCAATGTTAACACTTAATACTTCAGACCCGAATGCTATGTATTTTTATGATACTGCAGGAGATATTGTTAGATATTTCTTGGCAAATGCACAAACATTTAGGGGTGCCGATGCAAAAAGATTAAAAGCAGAACTAAAATCAATGCTGTAATGGGCGAGATACTTAAACTGTTAAAAGAGAATAACGAAATGCTTGAGAATAATCCAGAGTTAAAATATAAAATAATAAACAGTTTTAAATCATGAGTAATATATTAGAACAAGCAAATCAGATTGTGAATGAGCGCTCAGAGGAAAAAGAGCGTCAGTACGGGCCTTTTAAGGCATCAATGGAAAGAGCGGCAGCTCTTTATAACTTGATGTCGCCTAAAGACCAGCAAATAACAACTGCTGGTATGTATAGAGCTATGATAGCTCTTAAGTTATCGCGTGAGGCTTATGCGCACAAAGAGGATAATCTTCTTGACGCAGTAGCTTACATGGGTTCTATGAATGACTATCTGGAAGAGCATAAAGATATTTTCAACAAATAAACAATTTTTAATTATGGCAAAAGCGTATAACACAACAGACCTCAGACCTGACCAGGCCTTTGAGCGTCATGTATTTCACAGAGACCAATTTGCACATTATCTGCGATGGACTCATATCTTGAAAGAAGCTAAGATTGGCGAGTCCATTGTTGATTTTGGCTGTGGAGCTGCTAACTTGCTTGAGGTATTATACAGAAACAAGTTTAAGCAGAAAGAATATATCGGCATCGATATTCGCGAAAAAACAATTCAAGAAGCAGCTGAGAAGTATGCCAATGTACCTTGGGCTCATTTCTATGTTGCTGACCTTGTTAAAAACTACATGGATTTCAGCAAGTTTAATGCTGACAAAGTCTGCGCTTTTGAAGTGCTCGAGCATGTTGGCAAACAGAATGCAGATGCATTTTTGGAGAACTTTAAGGCTTGTGGCAATAATAACGCTACTTATTACCTTTCAACTCCAAACTATGACCCATCTGTAGGAGCAGCTGGTAATCATACTTATGACTCAGGTGATGGTCGCGGAGTTGATGTGCAAGAGTTTGACCATTGGGAGCTTGAAGGCATATTGTTGAAGCATTTCAGCATAGTAAAGAAGTTCGGTACATTTGCTTCAGCTAAAGACTATAAGCCTCTTTTGAATGATTGGCAAAAGAAGATGCTTGAGGCTCTTAAAGACTATTACGACTCAAATCTTATTTCTAACATTATGGCTCCTATGTTCCCAGATGCTTCACGTAATACTCTTTGGGTTATGAAGCGTAAACCAGGAGACGTAAAGACTGTAAAACCAATTGAAAGTGACAACGATTTATTTTAACCAGATATGAAAAAGTTATATCAATATCCATTTTCATGCATTATACAGCTATTACTTTGCAAAATAGGTATTGCGTGTCATAATCCATTTAGAGATGAATGCACTCCAGATTTTGAGTGTTGTAGTCCGCTATATAAAGAACGATACTGGCTGCGAATTAGTGCATCGAAATTACCTATAAAAGTAAAAGTATCTTATAAGCCGACAGCTGCCGTAGGTACTGAAGGTAGAACTTTCATAAAAACAAAAACTTTATGCCTTTTCAACAAACAAATATTTTCTTACAACAAAAAATTATAAAAGTTATCAACATGAAAGAAATACTCTTTAAACTCAATGACTTTTGCAATGCAAATAGAATTGAGTATATGGTAACAGGTACAACTGCTCTGGCTATGCTCGGAGTTCCGTCTAATCCACAGGATATAGATATAAAGGTATTTCATTTGAAAGAAGAGCAGGAAGCAAAGTTAAAAGAACTTCAATTCCTGTCTGGCCTTGAGAATGAAAACTATGAAGAAGGCAAGTGTTACTCATTTGTAATTGGTGGAATCAAGATAAATGCTATCATTGACAAGACCGAAAGTTATGATGAGATTATATCCAAAGAGGTAGTATTGGATATAATTGACGAGTCTCATGCAAAACATCATCTTATAGGTGTTCAGCTAGTAGCTCTCGCCTTAAAAGATAAGATGAAGCTCAGAAGAGATAAAGACAAAACATATATGTTGAACTTAATTGCTAATTTGGCATCATTATGAAAAGTTTAATTTCAGTAACTCCAAGAGAGTTTAAACGCAACTTCAATGAAGTAATGGAAATGTGCACAGATATGTGCATGACAACCAATCAGGAGATTATTATCACTGTTCCTACGAGCAGAAAGTCAAATACTCATGCAGAAATAGCTAAGCTCGTTCCTGTAGAAAATGGCAGAGGTATTAAGTATGAGTACGATAAAGAACTTATGGATAAGCATGGTATTAACACTTCTAATCCTAAGCTTTCAAAAATTGGAGCTATTATGGCTGATGCTTTTGAAAAAGAAGGAGTTTACAGCCTTATAAGTCCAGAAGTTGAACATAGACTTGCTAGAGCCGTAGAAACAGCAGCTAAGGAACTTGTTAAAATAGTGTAGTTATGAAGTTTGCAAAAATAAGAAATGTAAAGTCTCCTGTTCGTGGGACTGGTAAAGCAGCAGGAATTGATTTTTTCGTTCCTAACTTTGGCAGTAACAAAGGCTTTATTGTAAATCCAGGAACTGATGTTTTGATACCATCAGGTATTAAGATGGAAATTCCAGAAGGATATATGCTTATGGCAGCTGATAAATCAGGAGTTGTAACTTCTAAATGGGCTTGCCTTGGAGCCGGTAGAACACCGAAAGCAGAAGCATTTGAAAGCATCGTTATCCTCGGAGCCAAGATTGTAGATGAAGATTACCAAGGTGAAATTCATATACATGTTGTTAATGTCGGCAAAGCCAAGGTCCACATTAAGCCAGGTATGAAAATAGCACAATTTATTCTTGTGCCTGTATCGTATGAAGGCCTTGAAGAAGTTTCTGAGTCAGAGCTTTTCAGTCGTTCATCTGAACGTGGTGATGGAGCTCTTGGTTCAACTGGAAGCTATTAACGAAAGATAAATAGCATTTGTTTACGCATTATTCTCGCGCGTAATATCGCGCTTAAAGTATGAAGCAAAAGAAATATATTCAGAAAATTAAGCGGGCTCTAGAGCGCGCGAGAATATATAAACTTTTTAATTATCATGACAGAAGAAAAATTGAATAAAGGTGGAGAGCTAATAAAGCGCATAAAATATCTTATAGAGCAAAAAGAAAAATGGGAAGAAGCAAATGCTATTCACAGAATAGAGCTTAGTACTACAACAACATACTGCGGACAATCTAAGTATATGGATGTGGATAATAGCTTCGTGAACTTTGAAGATATAAAACTTTTAGCTTTGGCCAGAATACAAAAGCGTATTGACCAACTGCAAAAAGAGTTTGATGCTCTATGAAAAAGAAAACAGTTGAAATTCCACAAGTCATTTATACAGACCAGTTTCTCAGATTTGTGGCAGTTTATGCCAACAGGTTTAAGGCTACAAATGGTTATGGGAGATGGCTTGCTGAATATAGACGAATGGATGAGCATGGATGGTTTAAGCCAGAAAAGTTGAGAGAGCTTTATATCGATATATTAAAAGATACAAGCACTTTGTCGTATATATACTGGGATGCGGTACACTATATTTGTATACAAGCTCTTGATGCTGCTAAGGCTTTTGCTTCTGCAAACTCATTTGATGTCAGAATTATAACTGGCGAAATAGCATTTGACGATAACGACGAAGAACTTACAGGCTTATCTATGGAAGAAGCAATAAGTATTTGCAATGCCATGAATGAAGAAGCTGAAGAATTGTTGTTTAGAGTTTATAACAGCAGCACCAATAAAATAGTTAAATGATATGGCAAAGTATATAGAAGATGAAGTTCACATTGAAAGTCCGATGGATTTAGAAGCTGAATTATGTAAATATAATTGCAAAACTGAAAAAGAACTTGATGAGCTTCTTTGGTATGATTATGGAGTTGCACTTATATTAGATTATAAAGAAGAGAATAACGTATGAACATAGCTTATAAAAATGCTACTGAGGCTTTTGAAGACCTATATGCTTTTATTATGGGCCAAGGAGTAAATACTAATGTTGGAACAAAAGCTGTTTACAATGTTGGTTTTTATTTACTTAATCCTCAGCAACGCATCATAACAACAGAATGGCGTAAATTTAGCGAACGATATGCAGAACGCGAATATGCCTGGTATATGTCTGGAGATAGGAGTGTAGCTGAAATTAAAAAGCATGCTCCTACGTGGGATAAAATGCATGGTGGAGATAACATTGTCAATTCTAATTATGGATGGCAGTGGACTCGCAATCACCAATTGGCAAAGTGCATTAAACAGCTTAAAGAGAATAAAGATACTCGTCAAGCTTGGTTTACTATATTTGATGGTAAAGAAAAAGATGACTATAAGTATGATACACCTTGTACATTATCAGTCGGATTCGATATTAAGCCTCAAATAGGAACTCTTGATATGTGCGTGACTATGCGAAGCAACGATTTGGTTTATGGTTTTTGCAATGACCAATATTGCTGGACAAAGCTTCAACAGTTAGTTGCAGATGAGCTCGGTATGCCAATAGGCACTTATTACCATTTTGCTCATGACTTGCACGTATATGAGAAACACTGGAATATGCAACGTGATTTCTACATAGAGCAATATTGCAAAAGATGCAATGAACTAAATGGAGGCGAGCAATGCCATTGGGGTACATGTTCAGCTTTACGAGAATATGAATAACAACTTAAAAACTTATAAATGATATGGCTTGGGTAGCAGTTCATGAAAATGGGCATGAAGGTATATTTAGTAATAAACCTACAAGAGGTGGCGAATTACATTTTTGGTATGATGAAGTAAATGATGGAGGTACATCGTATGATACTGAAATACCTTTACCTAAAGGCTCAATTAAGAAACTTATAGGTAGAAACTTAACTTGGAATGATGAACCTGTGGAATTAAAGGAAAAATAACGTTTTAAAACTTATAAAAAATGAAGCTGGAAGATTTGAAAGTTATTGATATTATTCAAATGCCTCAGTTTGAAAAACATATTGAGGCTTTGATTAAGGATTTGTATCTAATTCGTACAAAGATTATGGATGGAAGTCCTTATGTTCAATTCAAAAGAGGTCCCATTGAAAGATTACAAGAGAAAAAGGTATTTGAGCCTAAAGCTCTTGCTGCTCTTTACGCGAAAGTAGTCGATAAGACTATAAATACAGGCGAATATCCTTCTACACTTAGAACTTTTATTAAAGGAATAGGCGATGAAGCTTTTTATAGGACTTATGTTGAATTAAAGCAAGCAGAAGATGAACAACCTAATAAGGGAGATAATAAAGAGTAATCTGCAGAAACTGAGCAAAGATGAGTTAGTTGATGCACTGGCTGATATTTATATGGCATGTCCTCCATTTAGTATAGCGAACATGCTAAGTAACGTACAAGAAATAAAAAGTCCTATAAAAGAAGCTATAAACCAGCAGGCAAATATGCAGCACATAAATGCACAATTTGCAGAAATAAAACAACCATTAAAATATATTAGAAAAATGAAAAAGGTACGTAAATTTTTATGGAGATATGTAGGTGTACTTTATTTCCCTATATATCTATTAGCCTGGGTATTGCATAAAATAGCAAGACTCGTGCTTGCAATCGCATATTTTGGATTGCTTAACAAGCAAGCTGGAAAAGATATAATCAAGTCTTTATTTAAGTGGCATGGAAGATATTAAGCAATATGGAGACTTAACCGAAAAGGAACTCTTTGAATTTCTCGATGAAATTAAAAGTGATGATGAGGATATTCAAGAGGCTCAATCTGAGGCAATTGAAAAAATTACCTTAGAAGAAGAGCATGTTGAATTATCTGAAGAAGAGCAGGAAAACAGAGAGATTGAAGCTAGATATGGAGATAAAATGCCATGGACAGGCTTAGGTCCAAACAATTGCCAAGGTGTAAAACTGTTTGGACCTGAGGGACAGCGCAGAGCTGCAATGGCTAGCATAGAAGCTAAAAGGAAAAAGTCTCAACGGCTTAAAGAAGATAGAATACGTATTCAGCGTGAAGCTTTCAGGCAAGAATATATACGCCTGAGTGACCCTATAGGAAATGAAAGGATTAAGCTGTTAGTTTCATCACTTGTTAAAGAACACACAAGAATGGTTGATAAATACTCAACTTATATAAACAAGCGATTAACTACTTTACTTAATCCTTTTATTCCACGTAGGTTAAGAATATGTAAAAGCTTATATCCTGACTCAATTCGTCCATGTCCTGGCTTTTTATATAAGGCGAGTGAGGAATATGGTGCTGGATTAACTTTCTGGGCAATGCCGAATATCCCATATTACTTTGCTCAAAATACAGAGCAAAAAGTTCTTATGGAGCATAAATCGCCATTCTTGGTAAATGTGGACCAGTCCATAAAGTTCTATCATGAGCATCTTAAAAAAAGAGCAGACAAAGAGCTTAAATATGCTTCTTTAATATATCAAAAAGGCGTATACTCATACTTTGACTTGTTAAGACTTAATCCATTTTGGTATGAAGTTCTATATAACGATTTGCAAAACAAAATTAAAGAAATGGTATGAAAAGTAATAACACTAAATTAGCATTGCCAAGAATTTTAATCTATCAAGATGAAGACTGTAAAATCCTGGTAGATTATTTGGTGTATAACGGCTTTCAAGTAATAACCTCAACTGAGAATGATATACTAATCAAAATCAGAGAAAAGAATTATGACTTATGCATATTAAGCCATTATAAAACAACAGATGCCTCTATGAGGCTAAAGCCATTAAAATTTTTGCGCAAATCAGATGATAAAATACCGGTAATAATGGTATCGGATAAAGCCCGATATGAGTATGTTATTGAAGCATTTGATGAAGGTGCAGATGATTACGTTATAAGACCATATAACATTGAGGAGCTTATAAGAAGAATAAAAGCCGTTTTGAAAAGATGTGGTGTGCGAGTAAGAAGTATAGAGCCATCTTATGAGATAGGCGATTACCTGTTTAATACAGTAGATAAAATTCTTACTATAGGCAGTGCAAAAACACAGCTTAATAATAAACAAAGCCAAGTTCTTGCTTTACTATGTGCCTATAAAAATGAAACATTACCTAAGAAAATACTTATGCAACAAGTATGGACTGATGATAACTACTTTAATAAACGTAGCTTAGACGTCCATATATGTATATTGCGAAATATGCTTAAAATGGATAACCGAGTAGCTATAGAAACCATACGAGGAGTCGGTTATTCTCTCGTTATAGAAGAAGATGAAAGCTTAATGTAAAAAAGGCAGACTACTTTTCTGTAGTCTGCCTTATATTTCTCTCGTTCACTTGTTAAGCTACACGCTTTTTAAAATTCTTCAAAAAATACAAGCTCATTTTTCCTGTCACAAAATCCTCATCTTGATTGCCTGTATGAAAACACTTAAGGCCATATTTATTGGTATAAACCTTAAAATCACCGCGTAATTCTCTCGTTCCAGTTTGGTTATTAAACCACCACACTCTAATATGATTTGCATCAAGCCATTTTATTTGCTGCTGAATATATTTGGTAAGGTCCTCATATTCATCATAATCGGCTTGGTCTTCAACATACGGAACAAAAGTACATTCTATAAGGTCTGAGTCATCAACTGCTTTCCAATCATCTTCTATATAAAAATTATTGGAAAACATTTCAGATACCTCATTGGCTTCTTCCAAATTGTCTTCGTCTAATGGCTCTTCACCATAATACAAAAAGCAAAAAGCATCATTTGATATTTGCAAAGTCTGCTTTTTGCTGTAATCTAAAACAAAATTGCTCATTTATTCTCCCGTTCTATAGTTTCACGATATTTCTTCTCAAGCTCCGCTATTTCATCTAAAGCAGCTTGAGGCTGAACTAATTGAACAGTGATTGGCAGTTCATTTTCTTCTTGCATTGCTTGAACTGACTGAGAGCCATCAAGCAAATTCTCTTGCTGTACCTCTTGGGTATTCTCTTGTTCATTTATTTCCATATTGCAATTATTTATTTTTGTTCAACATTTCTCTCGTTGGGCCTTGTGATATTCTCCTGTCCAATTGTGGCGGATATTCTCTCGGCCATTTCCTCTGTTAACTCCTGTGCCACACTCGGGGTCCAATGTGGACAATTGCTGCATAGTCCACTGTGCACACGAGCTACACAGCTTGTACACTCAGGCATAAGCTGTTTAATCATAATGGCCATGCGGCTTTTATGTGTTCTAGTGTGTAACATTTTTTAACAGTTTTACTTTTGTTCTTTTATAGGCTAAAGTACAAAATAATCTTGATATAAATCACTGTTTTACAGGCTTTAACATAAAAATTTTTCACTGGTTTATTGCAGCTTTAATATAAAAATATAGAGCTCTAAATGCTTCGAAAATATATGAAATTTCATTATTCTCGCTCATTCTCTCCTCATTTCTTTTTATAGATTTAGTTTACTATTATTCTCAAATAAAAGTGTCCTAGAAGCCAAGAAAATGAGTCAACTTTTTAGCCATAAATTTAACAGCTATTTATATAACTGCTTGGTAGCTTAAAGCTCAAGAAAGTCCATGCCTCAATTCATATTATAGGCTTTATAAAAATACATTGATAGATACACTTCTTTTGACCTCTATCGCGTCAAATTGAGTTAACCCATGTTATAGTACACCTAAAGCCTAAAAGTGTTCTAGAACGCGAAAGAAGCATGTTTCTATGAGTTTACATATTTTAACATAAATCACAATAATACAAAAATAGCTGCATATTTAGATATGCAGCAAAAAAAAGAGCCGCCTCTTTCGAGACGGCTCTATGGGAGAAACGGTGTCAGGTGGCTGTGTTATGCAAGTGACTCCTCTTCGGCTGTAGTCTCAGCAGGAGCTTCAGCAGTTTCTCCATTCACCTGACCGGCGAGATATTCATCCAGCTCCTTCTTTGCATCCTCGAGCTGCTTCTTTTTGGCTTCCAGCTCTTCCTGAGCTTTCTGCAGCTTCTCCTCTGCCTTCTTCACATTCTCCTCGCAGCGAATTACGCGGTCCTGAGGAGTAAGCGGAGTGCGGGTTGCTGCTGCCTCACGGCGCTCCAGATACTTGGCATTGAGCTGTGCGCCTTCTTCGTCGAACTCTTCGGCAATCTTAATGCCCTCAGCTTTTACAACCTTGTGCATAGTCTTCGTTGCGAGCGGATTGCCTTCGATAGGGGCCGGAACTGAAATGCGGTAGAGCAAGCGCTGAGCTCGTTTGTCAGGCACGATTGCCACAATGCGGCCGATTACCATTTCAATGTGCTCTTCACCGTTTTCGTCTGTAGTACGGTATTTCTCAAATTCTACCGTTTTACCTATGTTGCCGATAACTTCGTTAACCTCTTCAGCAATTGCTTCCGGTGTCCATTCAATTTTGTCTGCCGGGTCTTTTGCTTTGCGAGCGCGGGCTTTCTTCTCCGGCTCGACAACTTCGTCCAGAATACGAACGAGATTACTGTCATGTACCTTAACGATGCGGCGTCCGTCGTCTGTCTTGATTGCATAGAGTACCTTATTGCTGCGCTTCTCTTCAATCACTCCGGCGATATAGCCGTCAACCCATTCTGCGGTGTTGAAAGGAACTGCCTGACAACGATGGTTAACATTCTTCTTCAGCTCCTCGGCCAGTGCATGGCGGTCCTCATCGGTCATCTTTGGCTTTTTCTCCTGAGTTGCCTTGCTGCCATTGTAAAGTGGGTTGAGCCCGCCATTCTCTTCAGCTGCCTTAATAGCTGCTTCTTCCTCAGGGCTGAGCTGAGTTTCTTCTTCACTTGCAGGAGCGGCAGGAGTCTCTTCTGCGGTTGTCTCAGGAGCTGCAGGGGCCTGAGCCTGTTCACGAGCTGCGAGTACGGCTTCGATAGCCTTCTTGTCTTCATCACTTGCTGTTGCCAAAAGAGCATTCAGCTTCTTCGTTGTCATCTGAGAAAATTTCTTTGTTGCCATAATACTGTAAATTTTGAATTGTTATTAAAATGTTATTGTTTAATTTTGATATTGCAAATATACTATGTTTTTTTTGAATTATTGAGCCGCTTTGGGAACTTTTTCCAAGTTTTATGTTAAAAAATATCAATTGAGTTTCTTAAACGGCCCTAAGAGTCCGAGAGTACTTATATTATATCCCTCCTTGCCAAAGAATTTGAATGCCATATTGGCCAATTTCGTTGTCCCTAAGGCATCCGAAGACACTACTATTATAGCTACATGGCCCTCATCGTTGGACACGATAGCGCAATCCGAAATGGCTTCTATGAAGTTCTCCATACTGTCCAAATTCTCTCGAGTGGCCTCAACTTCAAGCCTATAAACCGTTACAAACATTTCATTTCTTGCCATGTTATTTGGCTTTTACGGTTTTTGTAACTCTTGCTTACCTCTACACTGAACACGCCGTGCCAAAGAGCAAATCGGATTGCTGTTTCTGAGTTGTCTTGTTTAACTGCAATTGTCGGTGTCAAAAACAATGTTTCTGACTTGGTTGCTGAAAATTTCATTGTTACCATATTACTGTAAATTTTTATTAATTGCTCCGCAACAATATTGCGAAAGCAAGGATTAAACTTAGTGCCGCTGTAGGTGTCGCTCCTAAACCGTTTCTGTCCGCAGCGGCTAAGGTCATGCATTCTCTTGAGGAGTGCCGTCCCATTCTGTTACTTGCTCGAGTACAATATACCGGCGTTGCTTTGCGTGGCACATAAGAGCCGCATAGCTGTCTGCGTCTGTTTTGTTATCAAACTTCTCCACAACTGTGGGATTGAAACCGCCGTTATAGGCAACTGCTACATAAAAAACTGTTGTTTCCATATTCGTTATATCTTTTAAGTTATATGCAAATATACTACTTTTATTTTAATCTGGTTACTGCTTTAAGAACTTTTTTCGTTAAATAATGTTGGTTATTTTACGCCCATTCTTGCTGCATATTCATCAATTTGTTCTCTTGTAAGCCACTCAGGTTTAACCGGCAACAAGTCATAAAGCTCTCGCATTTTATCGATTTGTTTCTGCTCGTCGTGAGCCCAAAGGCAATGCTCAGCATTTCGGCTGCCATAGCCAAGATAGTAATTGCAATCGCATTGAAGCCGGTTGAGTAGCATATACTCAAATTTATAGTCTCTTGCTGTCATGTTAATATATTCTTAGAAATTTGTGCAAATATAGTCTCTTGCCGTATTTCACAATATACGCATAGCCGTTTCTCTTGCTGTAGCGTATCTCTTGCCAACGGCCTCTTGTGACCTCTGGGTCCCTTACTGTGAACATGATTGTGCTCACGTATCTTGCCGCATCGCCTGAATGGCTTATTTGTATCTCAATGCACTCGGCTCCATCATGCAAAACTCCTGTTTTCTTGAACTGCGATTTGTTATTTTCCATTGCTGTTCTCTTGTTTTAGTTCAACACTTTTTATTGCCATGCCTCCATATATATTACTAGCTGCATATCTCTCGGCCTGTTTTGTTGCTCCTTGGAGCGACACAGATTGAAATTCCTTTGTAGTGAAGTAACCGCCATTCTTCAATTGCGGATTGCTACGCCAGAATGTAGCGATATAAGTTCTCTTGCTGCTCATATTATTCTTCTGTTTGTTTTCCATTGTTCTCTTGTATTATTTCTTGAATAACTGCTGCAAATCTCACTCCAAAGTTGAAATAAATGTCTTCGCCGTAAACTTTTACCTTACTTGTTTCCGGCCAGTCACGCTTGACGTTATTCAGCTTCATTCTTTCGAGCTCCTTGTCTGTAAGGAGCTCGCCTTCTGGGCAAACATCAGTTGCTTTCAGAACCATGTTATAAATTCTCTTGCTGCTCATATTCTCCTGTTTTATATTATTTAACTGCTTCTAATACAAGATGAGCAATTGTTTTCTCATCATACCCAGCTTCTCTGAGTTGCTGCTCATATTCTATGAGCCAACCGAATGTACTTTCATCCATAATACCACTGTTTTTATATTATTAATATTCTTTATTTGTATAGTGCAAATATAAGAACTTTATTTTGTATAGTATACCGTTTCTGAATATTTTTTTCGCTGTTTATTAATAATTCTCTCGCGCATCTTCGCAGTCAGCCAAAAGCTGTTCTCTGAAATGCTCAAGATTTGTTACATGCGAATAACAGCCATCAAGATAATCAACATATTGCTGCAACTTTGTGAAGCCGAGCGTGTTCATACTCTCCTGTACGTTGCTGAAGTCGTCATTCAACAGCACATCTGTGATAATTTGCTTTCTCTTGTTCATATTGCTGTAAATTTAATGTTTGCTCCTGCCAGTGGAGTTGAGCCACTGATGCCGTTTTCTCTCGGCCATTCTCCCGTGCAGGACTCTCCTGTCATGCCAATACTTCTGACAGCTCTTCTAATATATCCTCGTTCGGTATATAATCATTTATGGCCTGCTCCAGGTCTTTCATTGAACCGCAATACACGTTATATCGTTTCAGCATATATTCGCGTATTCTCCTGGTCTGTCCGAACGATAATTCGAACAAAAATTGCTGTAATTGTGTCATAATTCTCCTGTTATTTAATAATCTCTATAATAATTTTTGCAGCCGCATCAATAGCCTGTTCATATATACCTCCGTCTTGTAAATCAGGAAAGTTACACCAGTCACATACCTCGCTGTAATTAATAATATTTAGGTCTGACAGGTCATAATAATTCTCTTGTACGGCACGCGTCAATTCTCTTGCAGCGCGTACTACTAAATTAAATTTATCCATATTATAGTTTATTTTAATTCTCTCGGCAATATTGCCAATTGTGCCCAGCAGGAGAGTCGAACTCCTGTGCAGCCTTCCCGGCCTGGGCTAAATATCCGCATCAGCGGATATTTACGCCGTTTTCGTCTACGGTTATTATCTCGAGCAGCATTGCCTCTCCCGGTATTTCTCTCGTTTCGACAATTTTCTTGCCGTCCTCCTCCCGTTCGGTTGTTTCCTTTTTCGACTTGTTTTCCTTATAAATACAGTACGTATGGCCGTAATAACCGCTCAGGTCATTTCTCTTGTCGGCCTCTTTCAGACATTCCAAAATATTTTTTTCGGCATAATAATGGCATTCGCTGGCAAACATTCTCTCGCCGGTTACAGCACAGCTGTCAATACGGATTTCTCCCGCGTTAATTTTCTCGTTGTCCAGAACTGTCAGGACGAAACGATAATTTCTGTTAATTTTCATTACTGTTATATTTTAATTGTTCATATTATTTCCGTTTTATTTATATTGCTAATATACCAACTTTATTTTAACCGGAAAAATTTATTTGGTTAATAAATATTGGATATTTGTTAATAACCGTTAAATAAATTATTATATATATCCGGTTTATTTTCGATATGCTAATATAATAATAATTTTATCGGCTATAAAATTTATATATTAAAAAAGTGTTAAGAAACCTGGATATAAATATTAAAAAATGTCGGCTATATAACCTGTAAAATAAATAACATATAAAAATTTTATGGGTTAAATCGTATTAAATTTCCTGGTTGTTTCGTTAATAAATTAAAATAATAATTTTATACCTGTCAGCTAATAAAATAATTGGAACCTGAAAATATATTTGGTTAGGAAG